GATACGGGAGCAGTGTCTGGTAGCGAGGATGAGTGAGTGTCGTAGCTGTATCTCGTCCAGTCGATAGCCGCCATCTACCTTATTGACATGGGCTGATAGTGGTACCTCGGCTAGGTTGCATAGTCCTCGGTCGCGCAGTAGTATCTCAGCACAGGGGTTTACGCCCTCAAAGTCCGGTCGTCGCATCCTGGCTGTCTCGGCGTTAATCAAGCCCGGTTCGCCGTTGTTGACAATAGTAGCTAGCATCTCCTCGAAACGCTCGGCTGTCGGACGGCTGTTGAGCATAACACTGTTGTTGCTCATCACGCGATTGTCACGAAAACGAGCCTTTTCCGGGTCGCTAAACAGGTCTTTTTTGGCGGTGATGAAAGCCTCGTCGTCGCTGTCTCCTAGGGCGATCTCAGATGAGCGTCGTACGCCGCCTACTACGACCGCTGCTGCAATAGTAGTCGCGATGTCCATGCACTCGACGCTGTTTAGTCGCCCGGTGCTGCTGTTGATGATGCCAACTATGCTCTTAAAGGCTTTCATCAGAGGCTCTGCACCCGATGCCCGTCCGCCAAAGGTCTTAAGTGGGGTGCCGGCTGGGCGCACATAGTCGTAGTGTATGATGACTCTTTTGACCCAATTGCTGGTCAGGACAAAGAGCAGATAGTAGAGAGCATCCGTCCAGCCCTCTTTGCTGTCACCGACGATGAGCTTATAGACTCCTTTTGTCTCCAGCTCTATTAGCTCTGTTTGCTCCTGGGCGGCGGCTGGGATGGGTTGGTAAGGCTTGTGTACGACATCGACCGTCGTTAGGAACGTTGGCAGCTTGTCGATGTGCTTCTGCTCGACTGAGAAGCCGACACCGCAGCCATTCATCAGTAGGTATAGCGACTCGGAGAACGCCTCGATGCTGTCTATGGTCTTAAAGGCACAGTTGAAGTTAGCGATGCCGTCTCGTCGTATGGCTGGTGTGCCGCCGATCCAAAGAGTCCGTCCGGCTGGGAAGACGCGCAGATTGAAGATAGCGTCGTATAGCTCCTCCTCCTCGCCGTCGTCCATCTGACCTAGGCTAGCACTGTACTCGACCACGCGACGGACGACTTCCCACCAGCGCTCACGACGACCCTCCTCGGGCAGGAAGCGATGATAGGTGCGATAGGAGACAATTAAACCAAGCGCCCCGAAGGGCGGCTCGCGATGGATGTATTTCGACAGGAATCTATTAGATAGCACTATCTTGCTCGCTCCCGTGTGCGTCTTGAACGGCTGTTTCGATAGCAACTAGACTCTTATAAGCTGCTTCTAATTCGTCTTCAATACTATTGCTGAAATACAACGCGCTTTCATGTTCCTGTTTAGCCTGGATATATCGGACATAAGCACGGGTATACATCATCGCGAGTTCTAAAGCCTCATTCGGTGTCATTGTTATTACCTGTGTAAATAAAGGAAGGGAGACGGGGTTGCCGCTCCCTGTTCGTCGAATCGTCTCTTAATTCTACCAGTCGGGCATACCGGCTGTTTCGGCTCTGTGACTGTTCTCTACTTGGCGAGCGAAAGCCTTCTCCATCTCGTCATCTGATGCAGGTGGAACGAAGCGGCATATCACCTTGGTGTTTCCAGAGGCGAGTATCTGTTTGCCGTCGATGGTTAGCGTTCCGGGGTTGCTCTCGGATAGGATTGGCTCGAGAACCTGTAGAGCCTTCTTGATCGCTGCGTTGGCGTTGTACCAGCGACCGTCGATGCGGATCTTCATACCCTCGCCATACTGATCAGATGCTGTACGCTCCCATGCTGTGACACTATAGGTGCCTACTTCTAGGTCTTTTAGCTTACCGAAGCCACCGAGGCTCAGCTCTTTGCCGCCGATCGTGATGGTGCCTGATGCACGGTTCATGATAGCCTCAGCAGGGAACTTGATGCCGTCCGCTCCATTTGGTGCCCAGAATTGACGACCCATAGCGTGCAGGATTGGGAATTTGCGTCCGTCACCGGCTTTGATCTCTGTCAGGCTGTCTACTGTGAATCGCTCTGGGGCTGCATCGAGGTTCTCAGTCTCGACGAAGCTGTGCAAGTACTCATTGATACCGTCCAGTTTGCCGGACATGAACGCAGACATCATCTTGCCGCGAGACACCTTGACATCGGGCTTGACTCGAATCCTAAGTGTCATCGCCTCTTCGTCGTCTATGGCAACATCTAGAGTCCAAAAGGCTCCGTTCTCTGATACTGAGACGATGTGTGTAACAGCCTTATCATCGACCATCTTGTCGAGCTTCAGTACGGAGGTTTTGCCACCCCAGTTGATAACGGGTCTTTTGCCATCGGATAGGATCTCGGGGGTCGAGAGGAACTTGGCTCCCTTCTTGGTCACAACATATGTGAAGACGGGGACGAGCTCGTTGAACTCAGCACCCAGGGATCGGGCTACGATTGCTAGCTCTTTCTTAGCATCAGAGGGCAACATGTCATTGCTGATTTGTGTTGTCTCAGTGTAGTTGCCGGCTGATAGAACATCAATCTTCGCAATCGCTTTCTTTAGTGCAGTCATCTTTTTCTCGTTTTTGGTTGGTGTTTTGGTTTGGCTTAGTGCCATGTATCTAATATAGTCTAATTCGCGGGAATATTCCGAAGATTTACGAAAGTTTACAATAACTTCTCTAGCCTCAAAATATGTCCCTAAGCCGCTTGTTCTCGATAGCAGATATTTGCCACTCGTGAGAATGCTGGCTCTGTGGCGCTGATGTGGGGTATGGGTACTGGGAGCCCTAGTCGAGACATCTTATGTTGTAGATCGGCGGGATTGACTAGGACGCGAGGGTTTAGTAGCTTGGGTTTTGCTGCGGAAATTGCCTCGGTCTTTGTCCACAAGCAATAGTCACTATGGGGATGGAGTAGGTCAATGAGGAAGCTAGCACAGCCCGCAGCCAGGTTGTCTGATTTGTCCCCCGTCTCGGTCTTGAAACGCCAGATGTCGCTTGCCTCAAAGTTGTCGTGAAACTTATAGCGTTGTATAGCCTTGGTGCCCTTGACGACTTTGTTTCTCATCCACGCATAGACCGCCTCCGTGTCTCGTACTCGTGGAAGATAGCCTTTTGTGTCCATCCAGAGAACACAGTCGCTACAGAAGCCCATCCAATCGCTATCGACGGTGGCAAAGTTGAGGGTCGTAAACCTATCTCGCTTGCTACTCCACATCATATATATGAGGGCAGCGATGTCGTCCGCTTCGTAACCGGCAAAGCGTAGCACGTCCATCTCGGCGTATGCGAGCCCGGTGATCGCAGAGAGGTATGGGTCGGGCATCGATCGCCCGTGCTTGTAGTCGGCTTGAAATCGGGAGCGCCAATAGGGCTTGCTATCCCCTACCCACACGACGGCTGCTTTGGACGGGCGGTGGGAAGACGGCAAAAAGCCCAGGTTGTTGACCCAGGCTAAGGCGAGACGTGTATATTGGTCGGCTATCTTGACGTTAGCGGAGCAGTTGAGCGTAATGCCGTCTTTGATAGTGTGCAGGATGTGGTAGCCGATAACGCTCGTATCGATGACGTAGATGGGGTACATTTCTCTCTCGTGAGACTATACCCTTAATATACCTTTAAATTGCCTCTGTTTTAGACCCAATCGCCCACTCTGTCGAACTCTAACGGTAAGCAGAAGATTTCAAAACCGGGATCATCGATGTGGTGCTTGACTTCGTGTAGTTGTTCTAAGCCGATTTTCCAGAAGTCGTGGTCGCTGTCTAACCATACTATGTGCCAGGTGCCTTCTAGCCTCATCCAGTAGTAGCCTTCTTCGAGCTGTTTCCAATCGCCATCGTAACGAGCAATGATCTTCTGTGTTTGTGTGTTCCAATAGTAGTCAAGATTTTCTACGGGGTTCATACTAAGTCCTGTGGTGAGATTGATTTTCCGTCCGTGGGAAAGCCGTTTGGATTGCTCGGTGTGACCATCCTATCACTAATTTCCTTTCTGTAGCGGCTGTCGATCTCAACGCTGCTGAACCAGGCTATTGATTGGGGCATGGTAGAGAATCCTAGGGCAGCGTAACAGTAGGCGCGGGTTTTGATGTGGGCTTCTTGTAGGGCTCGGGCAAAGCGATGGGTGTCTCGATTGGCAACCAAGAACTTGACCTCGTCGTGGTAGGTAAGTAGGAGCTGATAGGACAGGCTCTCGCGCTGGCAGATCAGGTCGAGTGCCGTGAGCAGGACATGTAGGACATCGACACCGCTTGTTTGGATAGTCCAGTTGGCACGGGTCGTTAGGTAGTCGTTACGAGTATGGGCGTTGTCGAGGCTGTCGGGAATCTTCCAGCCTAGGATGGGGGAACGAGCACCGTGTTCTGATGCTAGGCGTACCATGGCGTTAAAGACTGCTGATGCTGATCCGCCGTCGAAGTAGCCGTTTATCTTGCTGCCTTTGAGGGACTTGAGGTAAGTCTGTGCGATGCCTTTGCTGTCCGAAATGTTGCGACCGGATGCGAGGTGGATCATCGTGGCTAGTTTGTCCTCTCCGCATAGGTAGGCAGAGGCAAAGTTGCAGTTCTTGGCTAGGTCGCGTTTCATGCCGTTTCGGGTTGCCATCAAGGAGTGAGTGTCGGTACCTCGGCTCTTGTCGCCCACTAAGATGGCTCGGCTGTATTCACAGGCTCCCAGCATCTCCCGGCTTTGGTCGGCAAGCATCGAGGCTAGCCACAGCTCTTCTTGGTCGAAGTCGGCTCCTACGATGCTGTATCCGGGTGGGGATTTTACCATGCCGCGAAACTCCGAGCCTATCTTGGTCGTGGTGGTCTTGGGGCATACGAGCCAGGTGCTGTCCTTAGCCCGTCGCGATTGGGTACCCATAACGACCGTCTGGGGGACACACATCAAGACACCGCGACGCTTGACTATGCGTAGGTCTTGACAGCGACCAGAGAAAGCCTTCCAATTGGTCAGGCTGTATAGCTCTTCGTATAGCTGCGTCAAGTCTAGGGCGGGGATGGTGGTCGTTAGTCGCCCTGTCTTGACGTAGCTTAGGTAGGTCTGTGCTTTGTCGCAGGTCAAGGGGGTCGACAGGTTCTTCTCTTCGCCCTCTGGATGTGGTAGCGGGATTCCCGAGCGCGTGTACCAGGTGGTGTCTCGCCACTCGATGTCCTCGCCGTCCCACTGTAGACCCAGTAGGATTGGGGTCAGGCGCTTGCTCATCGTAGCACCGTCGCCCTTAACGTAGTCGACGTACCACTCGGGCTTTCCTTTGTTCTTGCCACTGCTGAGCTTTCTCCAGGACAGCCGATCGTCTCCGTCCTCGCTATACATCTTGTCTAGGGCGAGGTTTTCTAGCATCAGACGGTGCTTGGTGATCAGGGTATGATACTGAGTCTCGCAGCGGGACAGGTAGCCGAACCAATCGGGATCGAGGGTGATTAGGGGGTTAGACATGTGGAGCTGTCCGAGCCAAGATATCGGGGAGCCTACGTAGCGCCGTCGTAGCTGGTGGAACATCTCTAGCATGCAACGTAGGGTTGCGATCACGTCTTGGGCACAGTAGGATAGGATGCGATCGATAGCCGGTTGCCATGTGTCCCAGGTAAGCTTCATGATGTCGTCGCGTACGCCTTTCTCTAGGGGCTCGTTGAACAGGCGCTGATGGATGGCTGCGAGAGAGACTGGGCTGGCGTGCTTGACCCAAAGCGGTGGAAACGGCTTCTTGGATAGCATTTTGTAGGCTGCGAGTTGTTGGTCGCTGATTCCCCACATTGCAGTCGCCCAGCTCATGCCGTCGAGGAATTGGTTGCCGGACGGACAGACTGTTGCCCCGTCCCAGCGCAGGAACTCGGACGCGAGATATTGTCGGTCGTATGAGACGTTCCAGCCTAAGACGACCCGATTGCTAGGGAATGGGATCAGGTCTTCGTTGCTGACCCGTGCCTGCCAGTCGCGCACCCAGGCAAAGAGGGAGTCGTCGCCCATCGCAACGGCACAGATTGGAGTCCAGTGCTCGCTGTACTTGACCGCCTCTGTGTCTAGGAGCATCACATCGGGGAGCTCGTCGGGGCTAATAGGGTACCAGCTCCCCGCCCAGATGTGCCACTTACCCGCGATTAAAGGGGCTCTGGAGGGTGCTTGGGGGATAGCTGGTGGAGATAGACACTCTAGGATCTTGGGCTCCTTCTTGCCCCACGTATCTGCCGCTGCTGAGTCGAGCCACTCTTTGACCGGGGTGGGATTGCCGTCTACGTAGCTGTCGTAGGGTAGATCTATGGGCACCCACTCGCTGGGGTCTTCGATGCCGTAGTCTTTGGGGTTTAGCTCGTCCGGGTTGGGCTCTCGTCCGAATAGGGCTCTGGATATCTCGGTTGGCAATATCTTCATATATAAGTGTGTTTGGGTGCCGGGCTTGGTGGTGGTGCCGGATAAAGACACTCTAACATAAACTTATGATATTCGCGTGTTATTATGCTACGATGAAAAAGACGAGCGAGACAGGTTAGGATGGTTATGCCAAAGAAACAGCACAGGAAATATGGCGAGCTTAAGCAGCAAAGATCTTTTATGCTGACACCGACAGCGTTAGAGATGCTAAGAGAGATGGCGGAGGGGCGCGATGTCAGTATTAATGAGATGCTGGAGATATTGATTAGGGAGGTTGTACGGAGCGGCTCGTCTTGGGCTCATATGCACGATCCGCTGCCTCTGGATCAGCTTGATCAGAGCAAGGTCGATTTGGGGTGACAAAAAAGCCTGATCGAGGGGGTTCCTTTATCAGGCGTAGAGTTACTTCTCCCTATATTCTAACAGGTGGGAAGTAGATTGGAGTACATGTGTGTGTTCAGATATGATTTAGTACTTGATGTTAGCGAGGGATGAGAAATGGTTGTACAGACAGCGCACCATCGGGAGTGGGTTGAGGGGAGCGGGATCTCTGGGGATATAACTGACCTTAATCTTCAGTCTATATCGGGTGGTGTGGCGAGAGAGGTTTTGGGGTGGGGTGAGTATAACGGCGATGGAGAGGATCCGCTTAAGTCGGGGTGGTGGTGTGAGAGTGTAGAGCCGGAGACTGGTAGGGTATCGGGGTTTGGTCAGTTTAAGCCGGATAAGGTCTTTAAGTTTAAGGGTAAGAAGACGGCGAAGTATCTCAGCCCCAAGAAACCGACCGAGGCGATATTCTTGCGGATGCCTAATCCTTGTTATTGGCAAGAGGTGCTTGAGGATGTGTCTATACCGCTGTTTGTGACGGAAGGGGTCAAGAAGGCGGGGGCGATACTAAGCCTCGATCGGGCTGCTGTGGCGCTGGTTGGGGTGTGGAACGGGCAACAGGCTAAGGGTCGAGAGCTGATTGATACGCTCAAGCCGTTTGCTCAACCGGGTCGAGTGGTTGTGTTTGTGTTTGATGCGGATTTGATATTAAAGACGCAGGTGAGGGATGCACTGGACAATCTAGCCAGCCTGATGATAGGGCGCGGGTGTCCGTGCAGGATTACGACGTGGGATATACGGGAGGGGAAGGGTATTGATGATGTGCTGGTTCATCGAGGTGCGGATAGGGTACGTGAGATACTCGATGCGGGGCTCAGCTTAGACGAGTGGCGCAAAACGGGAACGGGAGAGCTGGTTGATCCCCAGACAGCACAGGGTAAGATTTGGAACTATGTGACGCATGGGATGGCTAATGATCTGGAGATAGATGAGTTTAGCCTGGAGTATCGGTCGAGGGGGTTGCCGCTCGTTATTCCCGCGCTACAGGCTCGTATAGCGGAGTCGATTGGGATGGATGTGCCGAAAAGCTACCTGATTGAGACGGTGGATTATTACGCCAAGCAGCATCCGTATAGTGATGTGCGCGAGTACTTGAAGAATTGTGCGGCGATGTATGGGCAGAGTCGAGGGTACATTCAGGCGCTGATTGATGTGATGGGATTGGTGCCGGATATAGAGAAGCTGTTGATGTTTAAGTGGTTGATCGCGGCGGTTGCACGGGCGATGATGCCGGGGTGCAAATTTGATAGTGTGTTGATTCAGAAGGGTCGGGAGGGGCTCGGAAAGACGAGGTTGATGCAGATATTGGCGGGGGCTAATCGCTTCACTGAGATGAGCTTGGAGTCGGGAAACAAGGATCAGCTTCAGATAGCGAAGGCGAATTGGATTATCGAGCTGGGTGAGATAGAGTCTACGTTTAGACGGTCGGACATTAGCCACCTTAAGATGTTCATTACGCAGACACAGGATGAGTTCAGGGTGCCGTATGGGAGTAGGTCGGAGAAGTTTCCGAGACACTTTCTCTTCTGTGGTAGTACGAACAGTGACACGGTGATTACGGATCCGGATGGGGTTAGGCGGTGGTGGGTCGTACAGCCAACCAAGCGCTTTGATCTGGAGTGGGTGGAGCGAAATCGGGACAGGATATGGGCGGAGGCGTATTGGTACTTTGAGAACGCGGATATAAAGCTGTATTTGACGGACGAGGAGAATGAGGCGTTCGTACAGAGTGTCAAGCCCCATAGGAAGGTTGGGAAGTTCTATGACGGGCTAGAGAAGATAATGGACAAGCTGATGAAAGGCTCGTTTAGGCTCGTGGATGTGCTAGAGACGTTTCACATCTATCCGGGTATGAAGGACTACGATCGCGACCTACTTGCCTTAGCCAGTGACCTTAAGCTATTGGGTTTCGTTGCTGAGGGTAAACAGAGGCGAATTAACGGGGTCAAAGCTAAGTGGTGGAATCATAGTAGCACTCTAATTATTGAGGCGGCTGAAGACGAGGAACCAAGCAGTCCTTTGCTCCTGCCTTATAACGGGAACCAAACCAGACCTCAACTACCGCCCCAAAACGGCTAGTGTCTACCCCCGTCTATCCTTTGTCTACCCTATTTTGTTAAAAGGGTAGGCGGGTTCAAATCCCGTTCCAGCTTGTGTTTCAGCCTTAGTGTCTATAGTTGTCTACCCTCTTTTAACTTAAAACTAATATATAAAATACAGTAGTAATTATATATAGAAGAGTTAAAAATCTGATTTTAGGGGTGACAAGGGTGGACAGGGTAGACACCCCTCTCAAACCCGCTCTCTGTAAGGGTTCTGGAAAGGGGCACCAGACCCACTGCCGCTGACCCCCGTCTACACCCTAGACAGTAAAGTTTTGTAAAGCACTTGTCACCATGATTTCCACACGTTATAATTAAGGTGTCAATAAGGAAATATCCACAAATGACGTACTCAACAATCTTTGACCATATAGACTTTGAACAGGATGCTATTCATGCGGGTTTCAATAGAAGGAAATACCCCACTGATTACGAGCCATTTCGCAACCCAGATAGTTTCAAGGAGTTGTGTGACTCTAAGAAAGGTATCAAGCCATTTGCCTTTCTCATAAATCGGTTGCAGTTGCCTGACCATCCGGCGTACATAATGGAGCTTAGCAATAGTGAGGTCACTAGTATTGAAGATGAGGTTTTACCCCGGCGTATCAACCTAGTTTTTAAGCAGTTTGGAGAGCGCCTGGTACGGATAAAAGAGCCTGCCAATATACCTTTGAAGCGGCGAGTCTACTTCACTGCCGACCTACCCGTATTAGACAATGCTCTCATGTTAACTGCTCAAAAAGCCCGTAGACCAACCGCCGTCTTCTCCGCTTGGCTTAAACCTCAGGCAGTGAATAAAGACCATGAGGATGGTGTAACTCCGGAGCGATTTGCTGTTTTGATGGTTAACAGTATCCTAAAAGCCATGTATTTCTGGGATGAAGAGGTGTTGGATGGGGTGCTGAGTGGTAAGCCCTCCTATGCGGCAGAACGTGACATACTTTACGATATCTGGGTAGAGAAAAGATACAAGCATCGGTTAGAAGGCTACAGGAATGATGATTTTGACCGCTTCTTGAACGACAACTTGCGGAACCTTTTCCACCAGCACGATAGGTACATGAGAAACAACTATCTCTTTGATGCCCTCGACCGTTTCTATAAGCTGCATGAGGAGCCTTTCTTAGAGCGTCAGAGGCAAATCGAGCAACTGGTTAGAACTTTCTAGACCGCGTTAATGACATACACATGGGGGAGGTAACTAACCCCATCACAGGAGCCTACCATGCTATTTTTCTACATCTCACTCGATGGTCAAGCAGCCATCAACATCTCCCATATCGTCAGTGCCCATATGAGCTCAGCGACCCACGGCGAGGTCAAGCTCTCTAATGGGGCTACCTGCACCCTCTCAAAGAAAGAGTTTCAATCTCTGATAGGCTTGTTACAGGCTTACTCGTTTGCTAAGAAGTCCAACCTATAGACCGCGACCCCAAGGATACAGATGCCACAATATACGATTTGTCGATGGCTACTTCCATCAGGAGCCAAAGAGTGCCAGACAGCCACCGCCGTAGACCAAGCCGATGCGGACACCCAAGCCCGTACATATGCCATGCAACTAGTAGGCTACTCTGCCACCCTCATCAACCCGGTCAACATGATAGTGACCGACTACGCTCCGAGTACCGACTCATTCCCTAACCCCGAGCGCGGATTCTTCTCCCCGTTCGAGCCCTCTACGACTCCCTTTACCGTCACCCAGCTAAAAGAGATTCGCACCCGCAACATCACCCTAGCGCGACGGATCTACAACATCGGGGCATATCGCAACAGCACGATCCCCCAATCATATCTCGACACAGTAAAGGGCGACTTAGATGCAGCTCGGACAGCCGGTGTCAAGCTCATCCCACGCTTTACCTACAACTGGGTCGGCGGTGGGGATGATGCACCCCTAGCTCGCACACTCGGTCACCTAGACCAACTAAAGCCCGTGTTAGCTGGCGGTGCAGATGTGATCGCTTTCATGGAAGCGGGTATGGTTGGTTATTGGGGTCAGTGGAACCGCTCGTCCAACGGACACGTACAAGAGAACCTTGACATGACCGATAGTGGACGGCAGATATACGACCGGATGCTAACCACCTACCCACGGCTCCGTCAAATCCTGTTGCCGTACCCCAGACAAAAGTACAGCTACCTGGCTCTCAAAGGTATCGCTAATCCCAGGAGCCCTATGCCCGTCTCAGAGGCTCACACGGGGACAGCACGTTCTCGTACAGGCTCTCATAACGACGGCTTCTTGCACGACTCGACTGACTTCGGGTACTACACCTGGGATTACGTAGAGGGAGATAAGACCAATCTTAATGCAGAGGGTCTATACATCTTCCATGGCGGAGAGACAGCAAGCGGCAGTACCTCGTACAGCGGCTGTACCAATGCCAAGAAAGAGCTGACTCGTATGCGCTGGACGTACATCAACAGCTTCGACAAAGGCTGGGGAGACGGACTTGGCATCCTCAATCAGTGGCGTAACGAAGGCTGCTTCCCCGAGATAGAGAGAAACCTAGGCTACAGGCTAAGGCTAGTTTCCTCTTCCATCCAAGACCGAGTTAAGCCGGGTGGACGCTTCCAGATGTCATTCACCGTTACCAATGACGGCTACAGCAGCCTGATCAACCCTCGCCATGCCTACATCCTGCTGATCAACCGTGCTACCGGACAACAGCGCCATCTGAGTCTAAGCAGCGAGAACATCCGCGCTTGGCATCCCGGTGTCAATCGCACCGTTAGTATAGACGTTGGCATCCCGACCAACATGGCGTTAGGCGAGTATGACGTACGGCTATTGCTACCGGACATCAACTCTGCCTTACATTCCCGTCCTGAGTATGCGGTCAGACTGGCTAATCAAAACACTTGGTTGCCGGCTAATGGTCACAACTCCATGCTACGAACCCTGATCGTGGACAGCACAAGCGGCGAGACATACAGCGGTACAGTGTACTTCCAATAATGCTGCGGGGGAGGTCACTAACCCCTGACATACGACGAGACGGTATTTGGTAGACTTATATTGACGACTCTTTTGTGTTAGAGGACTAACGATGAGTTTATTTCAGTACCACGAACACAACACCCTTAGTGGACAATACATTGAGGACTTCGACGGCACCGTACAGATTGTCACCGGAAGTCAAGCAAGATCGGGGAATTCTTGCTACCGGATGAATCACAGTGGTCAAGGTAAGCGTGTTGAAGCGGGTTCTAATATCTACTACAACAGGGATGTCAAGTTCTTCCGTAGAAGCTTCTTTGTGCCCATGGATTTTAGGGGTGCAAATCGGGCTAAGGGTTGGACGGTAATGCAAGTGTATAATCGTCCCGACCCTAATGCACCACAGCCTAATGGTTGGGAAGGCAACGGACAACTACACATCAAGAACGTGACTGCTACCACGTTCGACTTTGACTATCTGGTTTTGTCTCATGATTATGGTACCAATACACCCATTCGCCACCAGATCGAAATGGGGACGTTTCAAAAGGGGCGTTGGTATGACGTGATCATCGAGCAACCCTTGACCAACAATACCAACGGCTATTGCAAGGCGTATGTAGGAGAGAAGGGGCAAGCGCTGACCCAAAGAGGCGGCACCTACTATGGGCGTACATCTTACTTGCACGAGAGAGGATGGACAAAAGCCGGTTTATATGCCTCAGAAGATTTTGTGCAGACATACTTGTTCATTGACGAGCTCTACGTGGGCAGACACGACAGTAGCCTAGCTGAGATGCGTCCAGAGGGCGGTACAACCACGCCTCCTCCACCCCCACCCCCTGGCAACCGCATCGTCTCCATCCAGAGCCAAGATGGAAATGGCTATCTAGGGTTGGTCAATGGTGTGATCGTACGGGGTGATGCGATACTCGGTGGCGACAATGAGAAGTTTGAGCTGGTGCCATCAGGGAGCAACTACAAGATCCGTCCGCTCAGTAGTGCATCCTTCCTCAGTGTTGGTGCCGATAAGAAACTGTACGCCAATGCAACCGAGGCTAATGCTGCTACGTTCCTGATCAGCGAGGGGGCTAGCGACAGCATCAAGCATGTAGCGTCCGGGTTGTTCGTCATCTACCGCTACTCCACTGCTTCGATTGAGGCATCGGGTAGTAGTGCCAATGCTGCTAACGACTTGTACAACATTGTGACCTTGTAACGGTGTCATAATGGGGAAGCAAGCACCCCGAGACAGCATATGGACATGGTAGGATTGGCGATATTTTGGGGCGTAATCGGTGCCCTTTGCGGAATGGTCATCATAATCCAGCACGACGATAAGCGAGTCAAAGCGCTCAATCAGATGCTCGAAGCACAGACCAAGCGAAGTGAGGAGATGAGCAAGGAGCTGATTGCGCTCAGTATGAAGATAGACGAGATCAAGACGATTGTAGAATAGCAGTTGTGGGGTGGGAGAGATCTCGCCCCTTTCCATGTAGGAGGCAATATGAGATTGTTAGTTCACTTCTTAAAAGCCGGTCAATTGCACTATAAATATGAGCAGGAATATACCACTCGTCAAGCTGCTATAGATATGGCAGTGGACACCTATCGTACCTATGGTGGGGATGCGATACAGGTGTATGCGGACGGTGTTTTAGTCTATCCTCGCCCGTAGCCCAAAATCTCTTTGTAAACTTCTGTATATCTTTACCACACGCTAATATTCGCGTGTTATATTTAAAGGGTAGAGAGAAGAGCAAAGAGATGACACACAAACAACTAAGACACCAGGTCGAGCGGCTAGTTAAGAAGGGATGGTGCCAGGTGGATTGTACGAGAGCCGCAGATTGGGAACTAGAAGCAGCTTTGGATGACGCGAGAGAATATCGCCTACAACAACTAAGGAGTCTATCATGCCACTAACACTACAATACACAGAAGCACACGGCATGCCAGCAGTTGAGATGATAGTTGAGGAAGAAGAAGCGTTTGACGGAGAGGGTTACGACTGGGGATGCAAAGACGGTGCGTGCAACATAGATTGGTCTAAGTTCGATGCAGAGTTTGAACAAAGCGAGGAGTTCTAAAGTGGACATTAAAGAGAGGTTCCGCAAGCTAGAAGAACAGATAGAGAGACTACAGAGACAGAACGCAGAGATGCAGATACAGATTGAGGAGATGAGAGCGAGGCACGATACAACACGGCACCTCGTTATCGAGCAAAGCAAAGACCTGTTTTACTTATCCGACAAAATTAACAAACACTAAGGAACCAATCATGCTAGACCAAATCGTGTTCACAATCGCTTTCTATTATTTTCTTTGCTACGTATTCGACCAACAAGACCTAGCAAACATGCTTTTCAACAGCGTCTTAGAGGGTCTGCAAATGCTAAACAAAAACGAGGAAAACAATGCTGATATTAGTGATGACGTTTATGATCTGTCTGACAGCAATAGCGATTCCAATCCTAGCGACGATACTGCTGTTCTTGGAGGAGGAGATGGAGAAGAGGCGCAACGAGACGGCGATATACGAGCAGAAGAAGGCGTTGATGCGGGAGTCGGTAACGGACTGGCTGATAGAGGTGGAGATGGAGGACTTGGACATGGCGAAGAGTTGGCTGGACGGGATATATTCCCAGAAGTGATTGAGCCGACCATGGAAGAGGAGGTCACAGAGGCGGTCAACAAAGGGTGCGACTACTTAGAGATGAAGGATATGTCACGAGGTGAGCTGTTGTTACGAGCCAAGGAACTGCACATCAAGCATCGCAATAGGATGGCTAAGGAGGAGTTGATACTGGCAATATTGGCGGCGGAGTGAGGGGTATAATTGAGGAGTGTGAGTCATCGGAGCTTAACGGCTCCTTTTTCTTTGGGATATATTGTACTCGTTATGTCCCTGTCCGTCGTAGCCAACAAAAAACCCCCTGTGGCTAGGGGGCGGGGGGAGGAAAAATCGGGGGCTTATTCACCCTTGAAACTAGGCTTGATTCCGGTGATCAGCTTCTCACCAAACTGCTTCTGGCTGTACTCGTTGAAGATAACCTGAGCACGCTCAAACGCATGGTTGATAAGCTGCTTGAACTCGTCCTTGCTGATGCGACCGTCTTTACCAGCGAGAATCAAGGGAAGGATCATCTCAGAGCCAAGACGGGTAATCATGGTCTGAAACAGGGCGATTAGGGAGAGCTTATCCATATGACTTCGCTATAGAGATACAAATTGCTTGTACACCTTTATATTAACACGAGGATACAAGAGAGGTTGTTGTTAAGAAGTGTATCTCTTTACCACACTCTAATATTAGCGTGTTATATTAGAAGAGTAGAGAGAGGGGGAAAGAGCAATGTTGTACAAGTATACGTTTGACTTGGTGCGCGACGAGGACAATCGAGTAGTAGTCTCAGGATTGGCAAGTATGTCAGAGGCTATTTTGGAGAAGAGCTTGAGAGAAGATGGATACTTTTTACGAGTCGTTTGCAGAAGGGAGATAGTGTGATGCCTAACTACATGTATCCGCAGCCACATAAAAGGGTGATTCTTTCTTTCCCTGACCTAGAGACTGCTAATAAGTATGCAGAAATTGTCGGTGCGCTTTACGGAGGTGATTATATTCAGTATTTAGACGAGAGCTGGGGTGAGAACGACTATAAAGATGCACTGGTCTACCGCTATGACCGAGAAGGCAAACTGATTGACGAGACAGGAGGCGCAAATGCTAGATAATCTTACCGTTTGGATTGAGGGACATGGGTACACTAAGGTCAGCCGTTTACAGTTTAATATGCTCACTACGAAGCGCATGGCAGTCAGAGAAAACGGCGTGTGGCACTTCTATAAACAGAAACCAGGAGAGGGGGCAAGTTCAAGTGGATATGTTTGGTTTTAGGGATGATAGTGCGGGTGAGAAGTTTTTGGAGTATCGAAACAATATACAGATGTTGTCTGACATACAAGCTGAGTTAGAAGTGAGAGATGCTATGACCGTGGTTGATAAGACTAGAGAAGTTTGGATCGAGGGTGTAGGAGCAAAAGAGATAGGGCAGGCTGAGTTTGAGAGCCTACATGAGTCACATACGGGTGTAATGAAGAGTGGGGAGTGGTTCTTTTATACCAAGGATGAGATGACCCTGCCTGAGTGTGAGTTCAGTGGTCAGCCGGTATACGATGATATCGAGTCAGGATTTGACCCGGTAGATAGACCAGCGCACTACAACCAGGGAGGCATAGAGTGTATCGATGCTATTGAATCGATGGTTACGGGGATGGACTCGTTTGAGGCGTACTGTGCAGGCAATGCGGTCAAGTATATTTGGCGGGCGGCACACAAGGGGCAAAAGGAACAGGACATCAAGAAGGCGATCTGGTACTTAAATAGGCTATTAGGAGAAAAAGCGTGATGTGGTTTATGGGTGGGTTCTTCATTGGTTCGATGATCGGCATCTCTGTCATGGCTCTTATGGCTTCTGCTGGTCACGCAGACATCGAGCAAGGGTATCAGCTACAGGTCAATCTGATGCAGAGACAGATAGAGATATTAAAGGGTGAAAAAGAAGCTTAGATAGGCGATGTGGGGTAGGTGTAGTAGCCAACCCCACTTTCGTTTGACCGGAACCATACGATAATAGAGATAGGAGGTGATCATGGCTAAACCAAAGTTTACATTCACGATGGATTTGCAACCGGCAGCCGTACCGCACCTGCTATACGGCAAGCTCAAGTTTGATGATGGATGCGGCAAAGGTGTGGTGTTCGAGGCTACATCAGGACAGCCCAGACATCAGTATCCTAAGGCTTGGTTGACTCCTCGTAAAGGATGCTTACCGCCGACTCAGGTGATCAAGCAGCTCTATACGGTCAACACACAGGCGTTGTTTATGCCCAATACGCAGGGGGTCGGTGGCGACTTCTTTGCTATTGCTCCGTTCTCTGTGGATCTTGGGGCGGTCAATCGGGGCGACTTTGGCATCCACCTCGATAGCAACTACCCACAATCGCCCGGTTCAGCAGGGTGCATTGTGATCAGGAACAAGCAGCACTTTCAACAGGTGCGCGACTTGATGAAGCGGCTCAACAGCCAGCGTATCAAGTCAGTCGATTTAGAAGTTATTTACGTTTAGGGACTAAGATGGCACTTCCACAACTAACCGTTAACGTTAACTCTCTCAGAGATCCCGGCGGCAATCCTGTACGGCTGCACGGTCTTTGCCCTGAGTTTATCAATGACGTTGGTAGCAAATACGGCTATGCGTCCATGATGCAGCGCATGGTGGATCAAAAGGCGCGTATCGTAAGGATCTTTATACGCCCGGACATCTTTGATGGTGACAGGACGGGCTATATCAACAACTACATTAAGCCCGCTGTCACTGAGGCGACCAATCGCAACCTCTATGTGATACTCGACTATCACCGGATCGACAACCCTCGTCTAGTGGACGCTAATGTACAGGCTGCATGGCGGGCTCTTGCTCCGGTCTATAAGAATCAGCCCAATGTGATGTTCGAGCTGTTCAATGAGCCCAGTGCGACTTGGGAGCCACATCGTACGGATCCGACGAAGAACGACTACATTAGCTTCTCGGACTTTAGGACGCGGTTTCAAAACTACATCAACATCATCCGTAACGAGATCGGGGCTAACAACATCATCCTCGTTCCCGGTGGTTGGTACTCGCAGCACATCCTTAAGTATGAGGACGATGCCAACTTCTATACGGGCGGCAATATCGCGGTTGTCTATCACTTCTATCCAGGCGGCTGGGATACGACTGGGACTGATGGCAATGCCAACCTCAACAAGCCGGTTGTCAGTGAGCTAGCCCGTGTTGCCAATAAGCGTGTAGTGTTCATAACCGAGTATGGCTACGATACCGTACGGACTGATGCTCACGACACCTCGTTCAATGTGCCCGATTATCGGGATGGCAACAGCAGCAAGGGTAAGATGGCGGCTGACAAGTTAATGGAGCATCTCGGGGTCAATAGCACCTCGTACGTGGCGGCTAAGGCATCGGAAGGCTGGCGACCAGGGCTTTATGATGATGCCCTAAATTTCCGTACTGATGCGGTCAGGTTTCACGGCATCATGACTCGGGATCTGCTGGCTCGCAACTACGATCTGTATCAACCACAAGAGACAACTACACCACCACCTCCTATGTTTATCAAGCGGATCAATTGTGCTGGGGCTGCGTACAGGACTGCAAACACCTGTACAGAGTTCGAGGCTGATACGGGCTACATTGGTGGCTCGGCTGCGGTGCGAGGCTCGATTGGCATTGAGGCGACCAACGACCCTGAGCTGTTCCGTACAGAGCGCTATGGTGTGGATAAGTATCAGTTCCCTGTCCCTAATGGCACGTACGAAGTGGTGTTAGGGTTCTGTGAGACGTTCTCGGGTGTTACGGCGGCGGGGCAGCGGCGGTTTAACGTGGCGGTCAACAATGTCGTCAAGAACGGTATCGATCCTTATGCCCTCGCTGGTGGTCGCAACAAGGCTGTCCTTAGTACTTTCACTGGAGTTGTCGTTACCAATGGGCTGCTTGTGATAGACTTCACACCAGTGGCACAGAGTCCGATCGTAAACTCCATTCAGATCAAGCAACTGTCCTAGAACATTAGCGCCCCGTCATAACGGCGGGGATTTTACTCACATGATGATTATTGATGAAGCTTGTACATTGATTAGAGAGATTCGCCAACTAACTAAGGGCGCTGAGCAAGAAGAGGCTGTGGAAAAGGTGCTTGATAAGCTAGCGATGAAGCTGTTTGAGATAGACATTGAGATGACCACATTGGCTTATGGAGATGATGACTAGTGAGAAGCAGAATCGGACGACGCAGACGTAAGAGGATAGGACGATGAGCAAAGAGCAAAACATAAGACTGCTGATCAAGACGGCTAATGATGCCGGGATTACGATACCTCAGCAGATAGCGTACTTGCTGGCTACCGTGCAGCACGAGACAGATGGCAAGTATGAGCCCATTGAAGAGTATGCGAGCGGATCGGCGTACGAACCCCCGTCGAGGCTAGCGACCTTGTTGGGTAATATTCATCCCGGCGATGGCAAGCTTTTTAAGGGACGCGGTTTTTGTCAGATAACTGGGCGTGCTAACTATGCCCGATTCTCACTCATCTTGTCTAGGCACTTCAACAAGAAGATAGACCTGATTACCAACCCCGAGCTGACTAAGGATCCGGTCTATGCAGCGTACATCATTGCGTACGGAATGAAGAATGGCAGCTTCACGGGTAAGAGGCTGGGGCACTATATCAGCGAGACTAAGGCTGACTATAGGAATGCAAGGAGGATTATTAACGGGCTGGATAAAGCTGACCTGATTGCGGGTTATGCTAAGAAGTGGGAGAGCATGTTAGTAAATTATGATGGCAAATAAGGAGGGTAGATGAGGCGAGGAATTAAGGAGCGAAAGAAGGGCGTGCTGAGTAAGATCAAGAATCGGCTGTTGTTGATATATGCTAGTCACACTGAGCCGATGGAGTTCTTGACGGCACTGTTGGCTGTTGGATGGGGCGTGTGGATGCTGTTGCCGACGGAGAGCTTTCTATTCTTCCGTCAATATTGGTTCTTGTTGGTGGTTGCGCAGGAGGAGATATGGGGCTGGATGTTCGTCTCCGTTGGGCTAGCGTCATTGTTCTCGCTTATAGAGGGTAGTGTGATGAGGCGGCGCATATTGATGTTTTGCATCTTTATGTTTTGGCTCTTTCTGGCTGCTGCGTTTGCGATAACTGAGCCAACACTGCCGATTACGTTCTTCTATAGTGTGATGGCGTTGGCGACCATGTGGACATTTATTAGGCTAAAGAGGTGATGTGATGGAAGTTGCGGTCATAGCTACGATTGTCACTACACTGGGGGGTATCATAACTCTTATTATTAATGGGGTTTTTAAGAGCACGTTTTCACGGCAAGATGAGCTGGTGAAATATCGTGCTGATATGCAAGCGGATATAAATAGGAAGAACAAGGCGCTTGATACGCTGCGGGCTGAGCGAGATGCCACAGTCAATAGGATGCAAGCGGAGAAGGACGAGATTACGAGTGATTTGGCTGCTACGTCTAAGGAATATGCTCGTCTTGAGGCGCGGTATGAGTATTGCCAGGGAGAGATCGCTGAGCTAGATGCGCTGCTTAAAGAGTGTCGAACTAAGTTGATTGCGTGTGAGACGGAGCTACATAAGGGACATCATCATGGCGTATAGAAAGATAGACAAGGATGCGATCTTGACACCCGAAGTGCTGGCTGAGATTGAAGAGCTTGCGGCGCTTGGGTTCAATCAGGTTCAGATAGCGGATTATCTTGGCATGAGCGAGGACACATTTAGCAACTGGAAACACAAATACCCTGAGCTATTACGGAGTTATAAGGGAGGGAAAGCAAACCGTCACAAGCATGTGACACGCACCTTCCAGCAGAAGATCGACGAGGGGGATACTAGTAGCCTGATTTTTTATCTTAAGACTCAGATGGGGTGGAGTGAGAAGCGGTGGGAAGAAGAGCAGATGAGGTTGGCGGATGAAATTAGCTCAGCAACAGGAAGTCTTGCGTCGGGCGCTTCAGAGCAAGAACTTATCGAGGCGGTTGGAAGATACGTTCTTGGAGCGAGGGAGCGTATTAGAACTCTTACAGAATCCGACCGAAGCGAGCAGGCTGTGGACAACGGCGAAGAGTGATGTAGTTGCGTTTGCGTACTATTTTGCATGGACATATGATCCCCGATTACAGACCCCATTCTTACCGTTCATTCCGTTTGCAAGACAGGCGGAATATCTCGATTGGGTTGTCGAAAGAGAGCAGAAGGGTGAGAGAGGAATTGCAGAGAAGTGCCGCGATGTCGGATTTACTTTCCTCAACTGTCTGTTTCTGTTGCATCGTCTTCTCTTTCGCTACGGTTTTGCGGGTACTGTGGGAAGCTATAAGGCTGCTCTTGTTGATGGGCTAGGCGACCTCAAGAGTATCATGGCTAAAATATGGCTGATGTACGAGTGGCTGCCTGAGACGGAGGGCATCGCGTTACCCAAACTAATCAGGAACCTAAATAAGATCTCTAATCCCGAGACAAGCGGGGTTATCACGGGAGAGGCTGGGGACAATATGGGTCGGGGTGGACGCTCCTCGATCTATTTTCGTGATGAGAGCGCGTTCGTAGAGCGACCCCAGAAGGTTGATGCTGCGATATCAGCTAACACAGAGGTCGAGATAGAGGTATCGACACCAAACGGTCGGGGCAATCCGTTCGCTGATCGTAGGTTCTCGGGTGAGTTCCCTGTGTTTACGTTCACCTGGCGCGATGACCCGAGAAAGACAGAAGAGTGGTTTAGGCGCAAAGAACGCGAGCTAGACCCGATCGTATTCGCTCAAGAGGTGCTGATCGACTACAGTGCATCGACACCGGGATTGTTGCTTGAGATGCCGTGGTTAGACGCTGCGACCAACTATCCGATTGAGACTAAGGGTCAGATCAGGGTTGCAGGGCTAGATGTTGCAGATGATGGGAGCAACAAGAACGTCTTCATCGTACGGGAAGGCAATCGGGTGTTTCATATTGAGAGTTGGATGGGGACTAACACCACCCAGACAGCATACAGGGCAATGGAGTTGGTGTCCAAGCTCGGTGTGCAGATACTCAACTTCGACGCTATCGGAGTCGGTGCCGGAGTTGGGGCTACGTTCGTGGAAACATGGGACACCTACTTTCCTATTCAGCCAGGCGTTCCTCGGGAGTATCAATATGCTCCAACATGGGTGGCGGTCAAGAGCAGCAACACAGCTCAGAGGGCATGGATAGATACAGAGCGGCGATGGAAGGAGGACAAGTATCAGAACATCAGGGCTCAGTTGTGTTGGGAGCTAAGAGAGCGTTTTCGTAAGACACATGATAGGGCTAAGGGTGTGTATCAGTTTCCCATCGAGGACTGTATTAGCATACCGGATGATTCGATGCTTAGGATACAGAGCAATACGATGCAATATGAGTTCAATGCGACATCGGGCAAGATTCAGATGATGAGCAAGCAGAAGATGAAGGCTGAGGGTATGAAGTCGCCCGATTATTTCGATGCCCTGATGCTGTGTTCTCATATGCCGATCGTACAGGGCGGACAGAGAGAAGCACGGTGGACGCGATAAGATTAGTGTGTTGCTTAGGAGACTAGTATGGATGACTTCTTAACGGCTCTATTGCTCAGCCGCGATCCCCTATTTAAGATCAAGGTTACGTTCTCTATCCTACGGTGTGCGATCGCTATATCGAGAGAGGCGACCACTGTGCCCAATCATGCTAACCGGGTTGCGATGGCGACCTCGGTGACTCGTGATCCAGAGGGACATGCGACCAACTTCATGCTGCTGTTATCGGCTTCCGGATTGGTGACTAAAGATAGTACAATAGCGGAGATTGTAACCGCAGTAACGTCATTGTGGGATGTGGTCGCGGGTAGGTGATAATAGAAGGAGTTAATAGGAATTGCTATGGCTAATAAACTATACAACGTATTGAGGACACTACTCGTCGCTCCGTCGGGTGCATCAGGTGGTGCGGGTGCCGGTGGTGTGACTGTGAACACCAACGTAAACTTCCTGACTGATGATCTGCGCCTCATCTTGGTTGAGACGACAGGTGGTGCGACTAACTACACCTTTGCTGAAACCCACACATCTTTGGCTGATGTTCCAGCAGGTGCGCGTGTTCAGACTCAGGCATTATCGCCATCGGGTCGGGCTCATAGTAACCTAGAACCAGCCCCTAATGGATTGACCCTGCCTAACGTGACGTTTAGTGCGCTCCCTGCTGGCACGTACGAAGCCCTAGTTCTATACAAGCACACTGGAGCGACCGAAGCCAACTGTCCTTTGCTGGTGTACTATGACGTTGTAACAGGGTTGCCATTTACGGCTACTGCTGGCGCTAACTTAGAGATCGTTTGGAACACAGGCAACGGTAAAGCACTGAGGATTGGATAAGGATAATGATTAGAGCTGAATCGATAGACAATAACATTCGTAGTGTCAGATACTACGATTTCATGTGGGGCAATGTAACCGTTGCTCAGATCAAAGAGAGTTTCCGTACTGCCTTATTAGCTCAGTCGCGAGGTCGTTCAGCCGACATAGTTATAACAGAAGTGCCATCCTCCGACAAAGGAATGGTTGAGTATGAGCTGACATACACCAACAACCCTAGCAAGATCAATTTACAGGTTAGTTTGCACGATCTTAAGTTGGCACAATACTTCGGTTTCATGCCTACTTATGTTGACAGGTGCTTTGTGACTGCCTTTTCAAGAGCCGTATTCTAAAGACAACTAGGTGAGGTTTCGATGTGGCTGTTAAACTCAATCAGGTCAGGACTGGGACTGTTGCGATTGCTGCTGCATCACTAACAGGTACAGCCACATTAAATCCAGCTATAGCCGACCTTTCCAAGGCGGTTTTATTTTTCACTGCTTCATCGGCAACCGCTTCAACCGACCCGATGAAGGTGTTTGTAGACGGGCATGTTACAAATACTACAACGCTTACCTTCACACGTAGTAGTACGACATCCGCTCCGATCATCAACGTACGCTGGTACCTAGTCGAGTTCACATCGGGTGTCTTCGTACAGCGTGGACGAGTGCGACCGACGCTAGCTACACAAGGGGTGACGCTGACCTCGATAGATGTCCTGAGAAGCTGGGTGATGGTATCGACATCTAACCCAAGCTTCAGTGTGCTGACCCCAGAGTCCCACATGACTGGGGCGACGATCACCAGCTCCACTAACCTAAACCTGCTTCACACCTCTGCAACCTCTCTCAACTGGGTGAGTTGGCAGGTGGTGCAATATGACGACTGTATAGTACAGCGAGGTACGCTCAACTTTACTAGTACCGATACGACGCTGACCTTTACACCCAATACGGCGGTGAGGCAGGACAAGACAGCGGTGTTCTTGTCGTACAAGTCGAGTGGTACGGCGGCTAATGCTGCGATCCATATGATGCGCGCCCAGTTAGAGGATGCTGGGGGTATCAGTGTAATCAGGAACACATCGGGTGCCACTGCCTCAGCCTATGTAGAGGTGGTCAATTTCTGGGGCGAGGAGCTAGTACGAGAGGCTCCCGTCACGATAGCCAGCTCGGGTACCTCGATCACACATACGCACTCCGCCATAACCGACACGACTAAGGCAGTAGCGTATAGTGCGGGTAGGAGCAACTCGGGCGGTACGACTACGATCACGACGGGTGATACGACCGCAGCTTTTGCACAGGCTACAGTCTCCAGTACCACGACCACCACACAAAACAGGCAGACAGCACAGGCTAACGCATCGACGTATAGCTCGCAGGTCATCCAGTTCTCAGACAACACGCTGGCTCAGACTCGGCGGATCGACTCTGGTAACCTGAGTGCCGGATATACGTGGGCTAACGGCATCCAGTACTTTACCGACCGTCTCTATACGGGTGGCGGGTTCTTCTACTATGGGGCGGGATGGGAGCCACCAAACACGGTAGAAGACAACTTCTACATGACGGTACACTATGATACCGTTCCGTTCTCGTACAGGCTGCCACTTGCAAACGGCACCTACGTTGTCGATCTGCACTTCTATGACGAGCGAGCTGTTGGAGAGCGGACTTTCCACGTAGACATACAAGGCACTCGTGTTCTCAATACCTATTGTCCGGCTGCCGAATTCGGTGTAAAGAACGCTGGTGTCAAGAGCTTCCTTGCTACAGTCTCCAACAACGAGCTGACGATCCTATTCACGCACCTCACTCACAACGCCTCGATATCGGGTATCGAGGTAGAGCCAGGTGCCGGTACACCCAACGTCCCAATAGCCGTCACAATCGGTGGTGTTACGACCAATGCAACATCGCCTAACACACAGGCAACCGCACCCAACGTCAGCATAGATGTCACGATTGGAGCAGTAGGATCAACAGCTACACACAAAGCAACGACACCGGGGATCGACGTTCCCGTCTCGATCGGCGGTCTAAGTGGGCTAGCTAGGGTCAGTGCAACAGCACCCAATATAGCCATCCCAGTCTCGATCGGGGCTGTTACAACCTCGACTGTCGTAGGCGCTGCTCCGCCTAATATTGACATCCCCGTTTCGATAGGGGCAATAAGTGGATTAGCGCGAGTTAGTGTTACAGCACCCAATGTAGATATCCCGGTTACGATAGGTGCTACAAGTGGTCTGGCGCGAATCAGCATCTCAGCCCCCAACATCAGCATTCCCGTCTCGATAGGGGCGGCGAGTGGGCTGGCTAGGGTTAGTGCTCAGGCTCCCGGTGTCAGCATTCCCGTCACGATAGGTGGTGTGACGACCACTGCTACGACACCGGCGACAACCATCCGAATCGACTGTGGTAATGCATCGACGTTTACCGACAGCAGTAGTAATCTGTGGGCAGCAGATGCCTATTTTACGGGAGGTGCGCTCTACAACTGGGGTAATGCGATCGCCGGGACGACCAACGACACCCTATATAACACGGTTCGATGGGACTACAGCGGCTTCTCGTACGCGATCCCCGTCTCAAACGGCAACTATACGGTCAAGCTCTACTGGTACGATCCAGAGGGCGCTAACCTGCGTAAGACCCATGTAGACATCGAGGGCGTACGAGTCCTTACCGATCACTCGCCAAGTGCCCTATATGGTGTGGGTGTTCCAGGGGTCACAACACACTCCGTCACGGTGACCGGCGGCTCGTTAGACATCGTATTCACAGCCTCCCTCAATGATGCTGAGATCTCGGCGATCGAGGTCATACAGGCATCCAACGCGAGCCAAGCAACAGTCCCGGTTCACAACATCCCCGTCTCGATCGGGGGTGTTAGCACCATTCCGACCCAGACAGGCATCACACCAGTAGTCAACATCCCGGTCACAATCGGGGGTACTACAACCAATGCTACACACAAGACTACAACGCCTGGGGTTAGCATACCTGTTACGATTGGTGCCCTAAGCTCCATCGCAGAAGCCTTTGCACCGGGTATCGACATACCCGTCACGATTGGTGGTGTAAGTACAACGTCTACACACGCTGCCTCGATACCCGGTGTCAGCATTCCCGTCTCGATTGGGGCTGCTACGACTAGTGCGACACACAAGGCAACAACCGCTAGCCTTGCTGTCCCCGTTACGATTGGAGCAGCTAGCACCACTGCCTCGCATCAGGCTACGACACCGGCGCTAAGCATCCCTGTCTCGATAGGCGCTCTGAGCTCTATTGGCGAGGCTCTACCACCAGTCACCTCGATTCCCGTTTCGATTGGAGCGGTGACGACGATAGAGACACAGCGGGCATCGGCTCCTGGTGTTAGCATTCCGGTTACGATTGGGGCTGTTGGGTCTGGTGGTACGGCACAAGTCCAGCCGCCTGTTGCTAGCATCCCCGTCTCGATTGGTGGTGTTAGCACAGTAGCAACGATGCGGGCTACAACACCGGCAGTTACCATCCCCGTCTCGATAGGCGGTGTTAGCACCACTCCTACGCTACTGGCTCAGGCTCCGAGTGTCAGTGTCCCAGTCTCGATTGGGAATGTTGCAGCGACACAAGGCAGCCAGGGAATCATACCCACTGTTGCTATTGCCGTTTCGATTGGGGCAATCGGTACCGTAGCGACACAGAGAGCATCGGCTCCGGTGGTCACGGTGCCTATCTCGATCGGAGGTGTTAGTGCCCAGACTCCAGCACAGGCAACCACTCCAGCGATCACGGTGCCGGTATCGATTGGGGGTGTTAGTACCACTGCTACACACAAGGCAACGACACCGGCGACCTCAATCCCCGTCTCGATCGGTGCTACGAGTGGGCTAGCTAGGGTCAGTGCTACGACACCTAGTGTTAGCATCCCCGTCTCGATTGGGGGTGTTAGTGCGGTTGCTAGAGGGACAGCATCGGTACCCAATGCAACAGTCGTCGTCACAATTGGTGGTGTCAGTTCTGTTGGTGAGGCGCTACCACCTTCGATCGCGATCCCAGTTGTAGTCCCCACACCATCGTCTCGTGTTAAGGTGTCGGTTCCTGGTATGACGGTGGCGGTTGTGCCGGGGAGCATAACCACGTCGAGCATAGCGACCATTCCCGTGTCCTATGGCGGGCTAACAGGTGTTAGATTTGAGGGAAGCAAGACGACTGATGTTGTCGAAAAGGCACCAAGGACAGCTATCAATACTCCGGGCATCAAGACGTATATAAAGAAGAAGCAATGAGGGTCGATGGTGGCGAGATATACAGAAATCTTAGGAGGAACTAGACGTGGCGATTAAGGGCAATCGAGACTGGTATGCTAATCAGGGGGCACAGTACCCCTCTTATGGTTTTGTGGTCTTAGATGCGACCAAGACACCAGTTAACTTGACGGGCAAGACACTCCAGTTTTGGTTCAGGCTAGCGGACGAGAACGGACTCCCGGACACGACGACACCTCAACGTGGTGGTACAGCGGTGATCACAAATGCGGCTGCGGGAGAGGGGCGCTATGATTGGTCAGTGGCTGATGTCTCTGTACCGGGTATATATGTCAGTGAGTTTAGAGTGGTAGAGACAGATGGGAAGATGTCTGTCTATCCCAACTACAGGTATCTAATTGGTGAAGTACGACGGAGGATTCAGGACGCATAATGGACAGATACACGAACCCAGACTTACCCAGCTACAGAGACTCATCATATAGAAAGTTTGCTAATGTCCTAGCCTACAATTGGGACGCTTGGCACGGCAAAGAGAACTGGACTGAGACTAATGAGGTCACGCTCTACTCGCCCGGCAACTTCGAGGTAGCTCGGACATCACGGCTCAATGGAAACATGCCCGTGTCGCCCGTTGGAAATGCCTATCTCTATCTGCCCAAGGAAGAGAAGGAGAGTGATAGTAACTATAGCAGGCGACTTGCACGGTCTTTATATAAGAACTTTTACGAGAAGATCATCACAGGGCTCGCGGGTCTGTTTTCCGACTTTGTGCTAGATGAGAGTACGATAGCGAGTATAGAAGAGTGGCAGGACGACATAGACAACAAGGGTACGTCGCTTGCCTCGTTCATGAGAGAAGCTAATGCTCTGGCTCTGCGGGATGGTTTCGTGGGCATCCATGTTGACTACCAGGTGGTGCGTGACGACCAGGGTAAAGCGATTAGGATTAATAACCGGGCTAAAGAGAAAGCGTTAGAGGGCGTACTACGACCCTATTTTACGCTGATCTTGCGCCGAGACATTCCCAATCGCACCATCACCAAGATAGGGAAGAAGTACGTATTCGAGCGCATTGTAATCGAGGAGACTACGACGGTACGTGACCCAGAGAACGAGTTCGGGGACATCGAGCAGACCTTATATCGGGAGATTACACCCGATCGTTGGCGACTAATGAGGGTCTTTGAGGACAATCAACTCGGAGGTTACGAGGTAGTAGAAGAGGGGGACAATCCGCTGGGTGTAGTACCGATCGTACCCTATAGTCTGACTCATGCATTTCCCCTTGATGCTAAGCCCCCGATGACTCAGCTAGCAGAGTACACCTTCTCTTACTACGACTTGTATGCGGCGTATAGGGATATACAGCACAAGATCTGTCTACCTCAAGCTGTACGGGTGGGCATGGTTGCGCCCGATGGACAGGCGATCTACGGTGGCAGCTTACCGCCTATCTACCTAGGGACAAGCTCTGTCATCGATGTGCCAGAAGGTGGGGACTTTAAGTTCGCTAAGCCAGGCGGAGAAGAACTGGATGCGATACGGAACACGCTGACTGATCTGATGCAAGAGCTCATGGCAGAGGGTCTTTCGTTCCTGGGTAGAGAGAACGATGACAAGACAGCGACTGAGGTCACGATTGAGACTGTTCAAGTCAAGTCCGAGGTCGAGGGCATGGCGAGCAACATGGAGAGCGGTATGGAGATGCTCTTTTATTTCTGGGGTCTATGGACTGGTGAGATAGACGAGGACAAAGGGGCGGGCACAGTTAAGGTCAATCGTGACACTCTCAAAGGGGCTATTGAGGCTCAGGCAGCAGCAATCTTTAACGAGATGATGACGACTGGCATGCTGTCTCGCGAGGCTGGGTTACGAGAACTAGCTGCGAGAGGATTCTTTAGCAGCAACTTCGACGTGGAGAAAGAGCTGGCTACCACACCACCGTTGCTAGAGAACCAAGAAGAGGCACCCAAGGTAGCCGAGGAGTTAGAGCGTGAAAAGATTGACGTGGTTAGAGCTGCAAAACAACAGCCTAATAAGCCAGGAAGATAAGGACAGGGCGGTACTAACTGCTTCTGCTGCTTTGCGTCCGTACCTGCGACCCAAGAGCCTGCGAGATAAAGATGCCTAAAGCACCCGTCTATGACCAGAGGATGTCAGCCTATCGCGGTGCCGATGGTAGGCTGGTATCTCGTGCTACCATCATCAAGCTGATCGATGAAGAGACGGCGAGGATGGAGACTAGACTCCGGGGTCATGCACTGGAGTACATCAGCGGCAACATTAGCCTGTCCGAGATGCAGAGACGGATGGCGTATGATATAAAGCTTAGTCACATTCGTATGGCTGCGTTTGCATCAGGAGGTATCAATGAGCTGGACGATGACCTTGTTGATCTGGTATCTACTCTATTGCTTTCACAATACTCCTACCTAGACCGATTTGGACGACAGATAGAGGAAGAGGTTAGAGATAAGCCGCTAACGGGTGCTCAGATTGTGGCTCGGGCGGCTCTATATGGTACGGGTGCTAGGGTGGCGTTCTTCATAGCGGAGAAGGTGACCAAGATTAAGACCCGGTTTAATCAAGCCCGACGGACACTCGATCCTCAGGCTCAACATTGCGAGGACTGTATCCGGCATGCTACACGAGGATGGCGACCGATCGCAGAGGTTGTTCCACCAGGCATCGCATGTAGGTGTAGGCAGAGGTGCAAGTGCAGCATCTCTTATAGAAGATATTATTAGGGTGTAAAATACTGGTAGGAGGAAAGCATGAATGTAGTTAGTGTTGGGGCTAGTTTATTAGTAGGGCTGTTTGGAGTCTCGGGTTGGGGGATATTGTCTCAGCATCCTGTCCCCGATAAGGCGTTGGTGACTGGGAGTCTTGCACGGGTTATCGATGGCGATACGGTACATATAACAGAGGGCGCTACGGGATACCGGGTCAGGCTGGCGTGTATCGATGCTCCCGAGAAGAATCACCTTCCATACGGGGCTGCTGCAACCCGTGCTCTTAAGGCTATCGCGGGCAAACAGGTTACCGTCAAGATACTCGATAAGCCAGATCGCTACGGTAGAGAGATCGGAGAGCTGTATACGAGCAAGGGTGTTAACGTCAACTTAGAGATGGTGCGACAAGGTTTCGCTTTCGTCTATCCTAAGTACCTAGATACGTGCAAGACCAACAAGAAGGCTTATCTTGATGCTCAGGTTACAGCGCACGACAACAAGATAGGATTCCACGCGATAGAAGACTTTATCATGCCGTGGGATTGGAGAAAGAAGTAACAACTATAGGAGATTGACTATGAAGAGACAACCATGGACATATCGGGCTGAGGCTGGTGAAGGTGGAGACGATGGCGGTGGTGGACAAGACCCAGCAGATACCACTTCTAATGATGAGGGTGCTAGAAAGGCGATTGAGCGGGAACGTCAAGCCCGTAAAGATGCCGTCCGAGCGCTGAAAGAATACCAAGCCCAATTCGAGGGGATTGACCCCGAAGAGATTAAGACACTAAGAGAGTCCAAAGATAAGGCTGAGAAGAGCGCCCAGGAACAGCTCACTAAGGCACAGAAGCAGCAAGAGATCATCGTACAGGAGCGCGACACGTACAAGAACCTGTACATTGGCGTGCTAACTGAGAACCAGATTGCTAGTGCTTACTCTGAGCTCGGCGGTCAGGGTGTCGAGTCGGGTGTCAGTGGTATGCAAGTCATAGCCCGCTTTCTCCGTGACGAGATTCGTTTTGAGCCCAATGAGAAGGGGACTGGTGGCAGGATCGTCATTGTCGATGAGAATGGTGATGAGCGCCTAGATAAGAAAGGAAACACGGTCACTCTTAGGGCTCGTATGGCTGAGCTCAAGGAAGAGGGTGCTTTTGCTCACTACTTTGCACCCAATAATGACAAGGCTAATGGTATGGGTATGCCGCCTGTACGTGGTACTGGCAAGCGACCACCTAATGCTAATTCCCTGCGTCAACAGATCATTAGCGATACCACGTTGACACCGATGGAGAAGATAGCTAAGGCACAGGCACTAGGACTCGAATAGCGTTATGATTGTGTAGGTTCTTTGTGTTACAGTATGTGTAGTCTCCCTGTTTGGGCGTGATGCTGGATGGGGGCTACTGATGCTCAAGACGATGGTGTGATGCCCGTTAAAGCAGAGGTAGTTTATAGCGTGAAGCTGAGGATGAACAAAGTAAATTTGCTCATCTTTTTCTGTTTATAGGCACAAACTATGTTAACTCTCGCTCAAGCTGCTGTTTTCAACAGCGGGACTGTACATGAGGCTGCCCTCATCGAGCAATACCCCCGCACCTCTCAGATCCTGCGTGTCCTTCCCTTTGATACGATTGCTGGCAACTCGTTTACTTATCGCGTAGAAGACACCCTCCCTGGTGTTCAGTTCCGTGGAGTGAACGAAGGTTACAGCGAAAGCACTGGTCACTTCGCTACGTTCACCGAGTCCCTTAAGATATCTGGTGGCGACCTCGATGTCGATCTGTTCATCATTGATACCCAAGGCGCTCAACAACGTCGCGTACAAGAGCTGATGAAAGTCAAGTCTCTGGCGCTCTATTGGACAAAGATGTTCTTCAAAGGTGATGCGATTGCGTCACAGCAACGGCAATTCGACGGGCTACAGAACCGGATCGTCGGTCAACAGCTCTTCACCGCCGGCGCTAACGGTGCTGCCCTAAGCATCAACCTACTAGAAGAAGCGATTGACTCGGTTGACGAGCCTTCTGCTATCTTCATGCCTAAGGCGCTGATTCGTCGGATGAACCACTTCTTGCGTACTAACAACAACGTTGTTATGACCAAGGATCAGTACGGCAATCCGCTGACCAACTATCGCGACATCCCCTTGTTGCCCATTGACAAAGACGAGACTAACACAGACATCCTCGGCTTCAATGAAACAGTTGGCTCCTCCAGTCTCACTGCTTCCATCTACATCGTCTCTTTTGGTGCGGATAAGCTGTATGGTATCCAGGGTAATGCTGCTGGTGCTAATGGCATCTCAGTTCGCGACATTGGTGAGCTACAGACCAAGCCGGCAATGAGAACTCGTGTTGAGTGGTACTCCGCTTATGCCATCAAGTCCTCCCGTGCTGTTGCTCGTATCCGTGGCGTGCTCGATGCTGCTGTTGTTGCTTAATTATGAAACCATCTGCTAGCAAGTGTACTTACAGAGCTTTAACGGTTCCTGTTCAGAAGAATTACAAGCTTCTAGAACGCAATCCGCTCAGAACCTACGTCAAGATTTTGTCTTCTGAACCAAATCTCAGATTCAGTTTTGAGCCCATTAACATCTCTGATCCCAATCCGCCGATCTTTGACCCGTCTATTTTTGACCCTAATCCATATACCGCTGGTAATGCAGGGGTGGTGATCACACTGGGAGCTAAGCTGTTATATGATGGCGAGCTTTACTTACATGCTCTGTTTAATGCGGTTGACCTGAGAATTATTGAGTGTAGTCTCTAAGGAGCTTTTCCATGCCTAATAACTATGACCTCTACAAGAGGATAACCCCGATACTCGACGTAGCAACCGAGCTGCGGACAATCGGAACAGCGGCGGCAACCATCACCGGAGTTAATGCGGGTGTTTCTGCTCCTGAAGTGACAAAGGGCTTTAACAACACTGTTATTATCAACTCTCTCGGCTATACGGGTTATGCTGCTGGAACTGTTTTCTGGAGTGTCAGCGTCCAAGCCAGTGCCGACAACTCTAACTTCTTTGACGTAACACCGACTATTATTTTGACTGGTACAGCTCAGACCCGCGTCCTGGGCATCCACTCTGCTTCCGTTGCTGAAATTGTTCCTGGTGCAACTCACTATCGTATACGCCACATCTTAACAGGTGCTGCGGGCCCACTAACTTACGGTGCCTTTATTACCAAAGGAGTTCAATAATGGCTGACTATACAGTAGTTAAGAAGAACAGATACTATAAGACCGTCTTGATTACAGACGCTCAAGGCTATCTGGACAACGGTTTCGAGGAAGTAAAAGACTACGTTCTCGTACGTACATCGAGCACCGACCTGCTATCTCGTGATGGGTTCGCTTACATGGCGGTTCCAGTTGGGATTGATCAGACCGTCGTTCGCATCGAGACTATGTACCCTGCCGATATGGGTAAGCCAGCGGACGAGATCAAAGTCCCCGAAGACATCATCATCATTGGGATCAATGAGCCTGTGCCCGCTGAGATCGATGGGACACCCGAGCAGCCAGCTAACAACGATGCTTTAAAAGTAGAGATCGTTGAGCCCAAGCAAGTCGAGCTACCCAAAGAGCCCCAGCCTGAAACCCCCGGCGCTGCTGTAGTCGGACAGGATAGCGTCCTAGAAAGCACAACTTTTGGCGGTGCCGATGCTATACCTGCTAGCGACAAACCCGCCAAAGCCTCTAAGTCAAAAGCCTAGATACTATGCCCTGGACAACTACCGATAAGTACCGCATCAGAAAGGCACTAGAACTGGCTCCCACGGACTCGGTTCTAGTGGACACCCAGACAACGCTGATCACGGACGAGACTGAGATTGCCGACATCCAGAGAATGCTCACGGACATCGACGAGATCGAGGTTTCGCTTAAGACCTCAGCCGCTTCTGATGCGATTGAGGAGCTAGTCGGGGATGTTAAGTTTCGTGAAGGGGGTCAGACATCTGCCCTCCTGAGACGAAAGGGCTATCTGATCCGGCAGATTAAGGCTGGATTAGGATTCGTGAGCTACAACTACGCACCGATGTATAGGGTGTAATCATGGCTCTAAGGATAAAGGACTTAGGACTGGTGCAAGCGATGAGGGGTGTGGCGGAGAGCGTCTACTCCTCTAAGCTCTATCTTATAGACCGGATTGATGTTATAGAAAGCGACTTTACCGCAGAGGACGCACAATATGAGCTCATCCAGACTCTTCCTGCTTTTGGCGTTAGACAATTGTCGGCTGAAGAGGCAAGGCGCGAGTTTGGTGCTATTGATGCCGCCTTTATACGAGTGACCGTCGCTACCCCAAGATTTGATATCCCTACTGGTCAATATGCAGTGATAGACTACAGCAACAGCACGGCGATATATACCGGACAAGTCGAGCGCGTACAACCTAAGCTGTCCTCCCTCGTCTATGTCTACATCAACACCGCTGTTGCAGTTGAGTTCGATCCACTCGATGTTGGCATCATCTTATAAGTGAGGCATTATGGCAGATATTCAAGTGACCCCCGTTACCGTGTCGCGTGCAGGGGCAACGATCACAGGACAGGCGATGATAGCAGCGGACAGCTACTATGTCCTCAATGATGGAACGACCTGCATCTTTATGACCAATGCGATCGCGTCCCCAGCTACGGTGACTATATACGTAACCGGCGATCTGGATGGACTGACTCCGGTCAATAGGACGGTTACGGTTCCCGCCTCGACCAACCTGATGATTGGAGCGTTTCAACCCGAGCTGTACAACCAAAAGACCGGGACACAAGCTGGGCGCGTTAGGATTGGGACTACAGCAGCCTTGACTATGTACGCGAGCAAAGCGTGATGTTTAAGTGGCTACCTGGTGGCAAGGATAGACTAGAGGGCTTGTTGATCGGGCACTTTAACGAGGCTATTGAGGCTGCTGTTGAGGAGACGCGACCACACATACACGTCATATCGGGTAGGCTACAGAAGTCGTTGCGCCAGATCCCAGGTAAGCGCGATGGACGGGATTATGTTTCTGGGATGGTGGCGGGTGGTGTGCGATTACGCGGGGTCTATACGGAGCAGTTAAAAGAGCGCGATGTAGACTATGGTGGTATAGAGGAGATAAGACACCCACAGATGAGGGCGCACTTTATCCCTGCTTTGCGACGACGAATCATGAGGAGGTCTTAGTGGCAAAGAGTCCCGACATAGGCTTGTTAGAGGAGACGCTGTTTGCCTACCTCAAGCGCCAGACCGTGATCGCCGCCATCGCAGCCATCTCAGCTCAGCATCCCGCGAGCAAGACGGAACTGGGTGGCAAGGGTCGGGTTGTCTTTGGGTTCCTCAACGACCTGGCAGAAGGGACGATGGTTAGTCGGGCTATTGCGATGCCTAGCTTTCAGTTCGCCTGCTACGACACCACCTATGCTAATGCTCGTCGTCTACAGCAGCTAGTCCGTGATCGCCTTGAGGACTACAGCCCAACTGACCTGAACATGACAGGGCAGCGAGTAACAGATAGCTACCGGGAAAACTCGGTCGGCAGCATCTTCGACAATCAAACGGGTCTATTTGTCGCCGTTGTAGAGTTCAGATTCAACTTATCTAACTACGAGGTCTAAAATGCCTACATATTTCGCAGGTACAGCACAGATTACATTCCCTAACTTGAACGGCGGTACAGTCTTTAACCGTGAAGATCAGTTTGGTGATGTCTTGATCGCGCCCACCCCCGGTCGCTTTGCCTTACAAGCCAATAGCAGCGAGTTTCCAGTCAGCTATATTCAAACGGGTGTCGATATTACCCTTGAGTTCTCGATCGTTGACATCAGCCGCAAATTCGACCTGCTTGCCGTTGCTTATGGTGGTGCTAAGGTCACAGGATCCGGCAAGACCAAGTACATCTTTACCGATCGAGCGGGCGAGGCTGTCACTGGGCACGTTGTCCTAATTAAGCCATATGTCGGAAATGCTGTGTCATCATCAGCCAATGATTGGGTAACTTTCCATAATGCGGTGGTAGCTGAGACTCCAGATACAAACCTGGCTTATGGCATGTCAACACAACAGGTCATCAGGTTCCGTATGCGTGCCCTAGCCGATGTTGCGACAGGTAACAAGGTGACTGTAGGTGACACGACTGCGGTCTAATGAGCGTTGATATCCGCGTATAATTTGGAGAGATACAGGAAAATCTATGGCAACTATTAATCTAAACAAGCTAATCGCCGATCGAAAGCCCGTTGTAGAACTAGAGCTGGACGAGAAAATCTATCCCATCTATGAGTACGAGCAACTGTCGGTGGGTGTGACAGCCCGTGTGACAGAGGTCAATGCCAATATCGAGTCCATAGCGGATGAGGTAAATCGGGCAATCGAGATCATCCAGCCCCAGATCAATGAGCTAGAGGTCACGCGTGCAGGTCTAGCAGAAGATCATCCAGAGAGAGCTGCGGTTGATGCTAAAATCTCCCGGCTCTATAGCGCTCGTATCGCACAGGAATCGCGACTGCTGCGTCCAACTCGCGAGCTAATTGAGGCTTTGGGCGACCTACCATCTGGCTCTTTAGATGCTTTTCCTCCTCTCGTGCTTAATAAGGTGTTCGAGGAGATTAAAGATAAGGTGTTTGCTAAGCTAGCAAAAAAGACGGAGCCCGAGAGCCCGGAGACGGTAGCGAGTTAAGCCCGCCTGATGTTGGTGCTAGAGCCGCGTGGTTAAAGAGGGAGTCAGAGCAGTACATCCAAGCGATTGCCGACTGTCTTCCTCTATTTGCGCGCCATGGTTACAAGCGTCGAGAGGCTATCAATATGCCTTATTGGGAGTTCTGGGATTTCGTACGGGCAGCTAAGCGTGAAGAGTTCTGCTCCTTTCTTCGTCAGCTAAATGTCAACAACATTCCCAACATGGACGATATAACTAAGAAAAGATTTATGGACGACAATCTTGGGATCGAGAAGCCAGAGACTGAGGAAGCTTGGACGGCGGGGCTACGGGGGTTCTTACAAGCACTATAGGAGAGTTTTGTGGACATAGCATCGGTCAGTATTGTCGCTCGTCTCGACTTCTCCCAGCTAGACCGGGACTATCGAGATCTAGAGAGTCGTGCGAGGGTCGTCAACAAGCGCATATCTGACCAGTTCCGTAGGGGCTCGGGTATCACTGGGGCGATTAGTTCCACGTTTAGACAAGTAGAGGGCACCGCTAAGCATCATAGTGGTACAGCGGGGCGTATCTCAGCAAACGCGTTTAGTGATGCCTATGCCAAGAGTCTGCGTCAACAACACGGACGGCTAAACGACGTATCGAGGGGCATCTTTCAAGGCATTGGACAGGGTATTACAGGCGCGCTCATCGGTGCTGCTGCTGCGGGTGGTGCTGCGATTGGCGATCTCGGCAGCAAGATCTTAAAGGCTGGAACGGATGCTGAGAGTGCTAAGGTGCGCTTTGAAACTTTCCTCGGTAGCACTCAAGCAGCCGACAAAGCCCTACGAGATCTGACCACATTTGCCGCCCAGACACCCTTCGAGTTGCCCGAGGTACGTGAAGCAGCGTCGCAGCTCCTCGCATTTGGTGTCACAGCAGACGAGCTTAAAGGCACTCTAACACGAGTCGGTGATGTAGCAGCAGGCATCAAGATTCCCTTCAATGAACTGGCTGACATCTACGGCAAGATCAAGGTGCAAAACCGCCTCTACATGGAGGATGTGAACCAGCTTCAAGGGCGAGGCATCCCAGTCATCCAAGAGCTAGCCAAGAACTACGGCAAGTCCACCGAAGAAATCAAAGAGATGATATCGGCGGGCAAAATAGGCTTCAAAGACCTCGATGCAGCTTTCGTGTCGCTAACGGGTGCGGGCGGGAAGTTCGAGGGCATGATGGCTAAGCTGTCTCAAACGACAGGGGGACGACTGAGTACGATGGCAGACAAGGTTACTGCCGCCTTCACAGCCATATTTGAAACTCTGTCCCCGGTCATCAACGAGAGTATTGACCTGATGTCCGCTTTCCTCGGTGGCATGAACATCGACCTAAAAGCCGGTCAAGGTCTAGCTCAAGGACTAGCAAATTGGTTCAAGGAAAATCAAGACGAGGCTAAGGCACTCGGTGGCGCGGTGTCGGGTGTGGTCAATGCTGCCCTTAAGACGACCGAAACCCTAACCCAGAACATTAAAGGCTGGTTAGACAGATACCCCGGAGCCCTGTCCTTAATTAAGGATGCTGTCTGGCTCATCTCTAAGGGCTATCAGGTCTGGCAAATCGCTGTCACATATACAGTCTCAGAACTAGGTAAGCTGCTCAACGCCTTGGGTCTTATATTAGAGAAGAGCAACGAGGTCTGGGAAAGCTTTAAGAAGTGGGTTGGGTTGTCGTGGCAGAACATCGGTGGCTTCAATGGTCTGGGCAATAGCAACGACAACAACTTGGGTGGGATGAGTAGCAGTAGCGCGATCTTCCCTGTCTCCGGTGCCAATGGACGGACAGCGGTAGTCGGTGGCGGGGGTCTGCTCGGTGCTCCTCGTCACTATGGTCGTCATGACGGGCAAGACTACGGCTTCTCTAAAGGGACTCAGGTTGTAGCCCCGATCACAGGAAAGATCAAGAGCGTCTTCACAGACAAAGGCGAGGCAAAGGTCGTACTAGAGGGCAAGGTAGGCAACGATCACCTGCTGATCGACCTAGTGCATCTCGAGTCCTGGAACGTCAAAGCTGGTCAAGCTGTACGACAAGGACAGCAGATCGGGACGGTTGGTGGAGACAGTGGCTCTTGGGGTAGCAGCGGCACCCACTTGCACTTGGGCGTGCGTAGGAACGGCAGAGTAGAGGATCCTAAGACTTTCTTCGGTGGTGGTCAGGGCGGTACAGCCTCACCCATATCACAGTTTGCACCGGGGGCATTACGCGGCGGTCTAGGCAACGAGTTCGATATCAATGAGACGCAACTCGGTCTAGGCAGCGACTACCTCGGTGAGCAGAATCTAGCCAAGATCATCGAAGGCAATAGGACTAAGGTTAAGTTCGCTGATGCACAACAGCAGAAGCAGCGCGAGGTGTTTCAAGCTTGGGTAGATCAGCACCGACAACAGGCTGCGGTCACCGCCCAATTTGAGCAGGCGTTTAAGCAGCGTGAGGACGATCGGCTTGAGACTGCGAGAAAGATCATAGAGGTGAACGAGCAGATACGCCAATCGCACTTGGGTCTTGATGAGGTGCAGCAGGAGGTTTTTGATAAGGGACACGAGCTACAGACTCAAGTCATCGATACGATAGGGGCATCGCTAAGAGAGAATATCGGCGCTGTGATCGACGGTACCAAGTCGCTCGGTCGTGCTGCCTTAGATCTGCTCGGTTCGATTGCGAAGTCCTTAGCTAACCTGGCTCTGAACAGCATCTTTGGGTCGGCTCAAGGTGGAACGGGGATTCTCGGCGGCATCTTTAAAGGGTTGTTTGGGGGTGCGACTCAGATACTCTCTCCACAAAGTAGACTGGTCGGCATGTTAAAAGGCATACCTAGCTACGATATCGGTACGCGTCGGGTGCCTCAAGATCAGATCGCACTACTCCATAAGAACGAGGCGGTAATACCTGCCGAGATGAACCCCTACATGGGTAAGGGTGCGATGGGTAACACGGTCAACATCACGATCAACAACACAGGCAGCGATCCAGACCCTCGCAAGACGGCGGAGCTAGTTCGGCGATCGGTGGAAGCTGAACTAATTAGGCAAAAGCGACCGGGCGGCTTTATATACTAGAGGGAGTGTCCCAGGTAGATTATGCCGTCTATAACCAAGACCATCCAGGGTAGCGGTTCCGTCAGTGTCTCTAAGAGAGTGGCTGTTGCTCAGATGGGCGATGGCTATGTTCAGACCGCAGAGGACGGAATCAATAGCCTACAAGAAGAGTGGTCGGTCGTCTTCACCCCAATGAAGCTGACTGACGCTCAGGCTTTTAACACCTTGCTCAAGTCCTATATTCGTACGACTGTCATCGATTGGCAAGCTCCAATGGAGAGCTCGCTGACCAAGTGGAAAATCACTGCCTATTCTGTGCGTGAGATAGCGGGCAAGGTCTATGAGTTCAACGTCACTTTTGTCCGCCATTACGGAGTCTAGAACCACTCTATATAGGAGTCACTTTTGTGCCCCAACCAGTAGCCGATCTGATGAAGCTCGATATCGAGAGTCTCATCAGTCTCTTTATTCTCGACTTGTCCCCCATCATCACACCCGCTGTAGAGTACGCCTTTTGCAGCGACCAATATGCCAGTGGTAGCGCTGTGATATTCCAGGGTAGGACATATCAGCCGCTACCCATCATGATCGACAACTTTAACTATGACATCAGAGGAAACAGTTATAATCCGCCGTCGCCCACAATTACAATGGGCAATGTACTCAGAACGATTTCGACGCTATGCCACGCTTACAGTGATCTCCGGGGGGCTAAGCTCTGGCACAAGCAGACCTTCGTTAAGTATCTTGATGGTATGCCCGGAGCCAACAGCACCCTAGAGTTCAACCCCCAGATATACTATGTCCAGCGTAAGGTCAGCGAGGACAAGATAGCAGTGGTGTTCGAGCTGGCGACCGCGTTCACTGCTGGGATGCACCAGACCCTACCCGCTCGTAAGATCATCAAGGATCGTTGTGTCTGGCTATACCGGGATGAGAACTGTGGCTATACAGGCGGTGCAGTAGCCGATGTTAACGACAATCCGACGAGCAACCTGGCTCTCGATTATTGCTCTCGGACGCTAAAAGGGTGCAGCTACAGATATCCAAACGAGAAGCCCTTTGGAGGCTTTCCAAAGGCAGATACAATAAGACTATGACTCAAAATCCTATCATTTCGCAGTTTAATAAGACCAATCTTGACAACATCCTGCATCAATACGCCGCTGCACAACTACCCAACGAGGCGTGTGGCTACATCATACAAGAGGGGAGTGGAGATCTGGCTTTCTTCGGCTGTCACAATATCCACCCGAATCCTCGATATGGCTTCACGATTGATGCTAAGAACGCAGCACAGGCATCACGATACGGGCGCATCGTAGCCTTGTTTCACTCTCATACGGCTCTCAATCTGCCTACCTTCTCGCACAAAGACGCTGTGGCATGTGATGCGGGCTCTATTCCCTGGGTCATCATCAAGCTTCCAGAGGGCGACATACAGTGGCTAGAACCGAATCAGCACTTACCACTGCTTGGACGGGAGTTTGTCTGGGGCTCACAAGATTGCTATGGTCTAATACGCGATGTCTACTCTGATATCGGCATCCCGCTAAGAGACTATCCCCGTGGCGAGCTCTTTTCCGCTGATGGTCAATTTAGTTGGAACAGCGTACCCGGTTGGAATCTGTATCTTGACAACTTTGCTAAAGAGGGTTTTTATCATCTAGACCGCGATGAACCCATGCAGAAGTACGACATCTTGTTGTTGAACATTGGTGCGCCGGCTGGAGTTGCTAATCACGGGGGCATCGTGATGGAGCCCGAGAGAAACATCTTCTATCAGCATCTACTGGACAGGCTGTCGGAGGCTACTATCTACGGGCATGCTTGGCGGCAGATGACAGTAGCGAGATTACGACACAAAGACCTAAGCCCGAGGACAAACTGATGCACATGGCAACCTTGATATTACTCGGTGATGCAGCCGACCGATTCACCCGTAAGATCGAGCTGATGATCAACACCCCAGCCGACCTCATCAAAGGGTTGGTGGCTAACTTCGGCGACGCTTTCACCGGCTATATGTACAAGAGCGAAGAGATGGGGATCGTATGGCGACTGTTGGCAGACACGGAGGATGGGGTGGATGAGATTGGGCTGCATCTGCGTACTGATCGCTGTCGTTTCGTACTAGCACCCCAGGTCAGCGGGTCGGGTGGCGGGCTTGGTCGCGTGTTTCTCGGTGGAGCCTTGTTAGTCGGCTCATTCTTTATGCCTGCGTCGATCGGAATCCTGGGGGCTACGATAACGAGCACCAGCATCGGACTCTTGGGTGCCTCTATGATGCTCGGTGGTCTACACCAAATGCTAAGCAAGCCACCTAAGACGAGCAAAGAGAAAGAAGAGCGCAAGTCTCAGCTTATCTCAGGGAATATCGAGAACGTACAGCAAGGGCGCTGCGTCCCAGTTCTCTATGGTCGTAAGATGGTAACAGACATGATTCCCATATCATACCGATACACAACAGTGAACTTAATATAAGTATTTCGACAAGGCGCTTAGGAGTAGGCATGATAGAGGATAGCAGGGACATATCTGGGTCGGGAGGTGGTGGAGGCGGGGGCAAGTCTAAGAAGGGTGGAGCATCGGCACCACAAGAAGCCAATGTCAGCCTTCAAAGTCGCGCATATGCAACAGCCTTGTTCTTGATCGGCGAGGGAGCCATACAAGGCTCGGTTAACGCTGACTTAGCCAAGAGCATATATATCAACGAGACTCCCCTTAAGAACGCGGACAATACATTCAACTTCAACTCGGTCTGGTCAGACATCCGCGTCGGGAATCCAATACAGTCCATGATTCCCCTGACCGGCAGCATGGTCGGTAGTTCCGTGCGAGTGGACACAAAAGTCACCCAAGCATTCGGTGCCATAACACGGACAATTAGTGACCCTACTGCCACCGCCTATAGCATCCTGGTCTATACGCCTGCTCTACGCCACATCACAGACAAGGACATCAAAGGCACCGAGGTCAGATATCGAGTCGAGATATCAACTAACGGCGGTGCATATGTCACTGATTTTGAGGACACGATTAGCGGCTACACACCCAGCGGATACGAGCGGACAATCGAACGCTTGTTGCCAGCGGGTACATCGTGGTCGATTAGGATGAGCCGTCTGACCGCCGATAGCAACAGCAGCAGCCTAAACAACGATCTCTATTGGTCTGCATATACCGCCTTGACTGAGGTTAAGCTGACCTATCCTAACAGCGCCTTGTTTGCTGTCCGGGTTGCTGCCGATCAGTTCTCTTCTATTCCCAAGTTTGCTATCCATCTTGACGGGAAGATTTGCCTCATCCCTCACAACTACAACCCAACAACCCGGGCTTACACGGGTAGCTTTAACGGCAGTCTTGTGCCGGGCTATACGAGCAATCCAGCCTGGGTTTTCTACGACCTGGCGACGAACCCCCGCTATGGACTGGGGAAATATATCCCCGAGACGAGCATGGATGTCTATGCTCTGTATGCAATCGCCCAATATTGTGACGAGTTGGTGCCCAATGGTCGCGGCGGATGGGAGCCCCGATTTACCTGCAACATCTATCTCAAAGAAGAAGACGACGCTGCGAATGTCCTGTCCGACCTGGCATCTATCTTTCGTGGCATGACCTATTACGCCGGGGGAACAGTGGTCGCTGTCCAAGATAGACCGCGCACACCTGTTCGTATCTTCACCGAGGCTAACGTCATACAGACGACCGACGACGAGGGTCGTATCACTGAGCCGGCGTTTCGATATAGCGGCTCAGCACAACGAGCGATCCACACTGTAGCCATCGTCTACTGGCAAGATGAGGATGACTTTGGCAGGACTGTCCCCGAGTACGTCGATGATCCCGATCAGGTTGTCCGGTTTGGCTACAATCCAATCGAGGTTCGGGGGATAGGCTGTACAAGTAAGAGCCAAGCACGGCGCATCGGTGAGTGGATATTAAAGAGCGAGAAGGTACGGACACAGACGATTACGTTTAGGGCAGCGGGCGAAGGACTGTTAATGCTGCCCAATGAGGTCATCAAGGTATATGACCCGCTCAAAGGAGGCAGTCGTAGGGCAGGGCGTATCGTGTCCGCTACGACCACTAGCATCACCATAGATGCCCCTGTAACCCTGTTGGCTGCTACGACATACACTCTGACTATAATGACCCCTGGAGCCGTCCCTATCACGCGGGTTTTGAACAATGCTCCAGGGACAGGCACAGGGTTGACTTGGGCTAGTCCGCTGGCTGCCGATCAAGTACCTATGGCGAATCAGGTCTGGGGTATCGAGAGCAGTGACATCATGTCCAGTCTGTGGCAGGTCGTCTCGATAGCGCCACAAGAGGGTAGCGTCTTCGAGGTCGTTGCGATCGAGTACAGCGACGGGCTCTATGCTTGGGTCGATCGAGATCAGCCGATTCCCGCGCGAGACACGACCACCTTTGATGACCCGCGCAACCCACCAAAGCAGCCTCAGAGTCTTGCCGTCGAGCAGAGTCTCTATCAGACCAATGGGGCAAGTGGTGTCAAGACCCGTCTCGATGTCTCTTGGATGCCCAACCCAACAGCTAATGCGACCTCTCTGTATGAGCTACAGTGGAGAACAGCGGGCGACACAGCTTGGAGGAACAGCATCAGGACTGATCAGAACACCTACAGCGTCTATGATGCCGTCTATGGCACGTATGAGTTTCGAGTCAGATCGGTCAGCAGTCTTGGTACATACTCGACCTGGGTATATTGGGTGTTTGCTAACAGTGGTCTGACCGCTGCTCCATCGACACCGACCGGCTTCAATGGCAACGCGGTGGACAATTTCGCTACTTTGCGCTGGGATACATCGTCCGATCTTGATGTCCGTGTCGGTGGCAAGTTTACCATCAAGCACACACGGAAGACGGATGGGGCAACATGGGCGGACGGTGAGGTGATGGCTGAGGTCGGTGGCTCAACGACGGTGGCTCAAGTGCCGTTGCGATCGGGCACCTATCTCATCAAGGCGGTGGATAGCAGTGGATACGAGAGCATCAACCCCGCTACTGTGATCATGGAGAACGTTGGGGAGATCGTAATCTACAACGTTGTGCAGACGATCGACGAGTCGGCTAACGGATGGACGGGCACCAAGACCAATACGATATACAATACCGGGGCGCTCAAGATACTGACGAGCGGCTATTTCGACAGTACAGCCGGCAACTTTGACTCGGCAGCGGGCAACTTTGATGTGTACGGCGGTGCGGTTACTATCTTCTCGCCGGGTACGTATGACTTTGCTGCTCCGGTCGATCTGGGTGAGGTCTTCTCGTCTAAGATTACCGTCGCTATGGAAGCGGTGGTGGTGGACGAGAGCCAGCTCTTTGATGTTCAGCCGGGCAATTTCGACGATCGTGCTGGGCTGTTCGAGGGCGCTCAGGTTACCGGAGCCACTGCCACCTTATATGTCTCGACCTCGCAGGACAATATTGTATGGTCAGCTTATACGCCGGTGACAGCAGCGGACTATCGAGCAAGGGCGTTCAAGTTCCGTCTGATCCTAGATAGCAACGGGACTAACTACAACGTCTATGTCTACAGTCTCAAAGTGGTCATCGATATGCCAGATAGGGTGGAGGGCAATGTACAGACTATACCGGCGGCGGCGACAGTCATTAGCTTCAATCCGAGGTTTAAAGCCACGCCCGCGATTGGGGTCACTATACAGAATGGCGCATCAGGCGACTATGCAACGGTATCGGGGGAATCAGCAACAGGATTTACAATAGTAGTTAAGAATAGCGCTAACACAGCGATTTCTAGGACAGTCTCTTGGATAGCTAAAGGATACGGCAGGGGCTAAAATCAATCTTATAGTAGGAGTTAGTTTGTGAGTACACACGATTACACAGTAGACAACCAGGGCTTTCCGTCTTTCAGAGCGGATATGAACGGTGCCTTACAAGCCCTAGCATCGACCAATTTCTCTGCCACCGCTCCAACCGTCACGTTTCCGGGAATGTTGTGGGGAGACTCCGTAGCCAATCAGCTTAAGGTTAGAAACGCAGCTAACTCGGGTTGGGTGGTACTACTTAATCTTAATGAGGACTTTGGCGGTAACCAGTCCCTGAAGAGCACGGAGGGTTGGTCATCTCAGCCTAGTGGTATCCTATATCAGTGGTGTTCCGCGTCCTTTACGATCTCCGGTAACGCCAACACCTTCTATGACTACGCGATCACGTTCCCCAAGGCATTCTCTACTGTCTATCGGGTCTATATCACGCCACATACGTCCCTCTACATTGACCGGGTTGTAGGACTTAAGAGCTGGACGACGACCACTTGTACTGTCTCGGTTGCTCATACCGCAGCCAACTTTACGAGCCTTAACATGCAGATTGGTGTCTGGGCGGTCGGACTAGAGTAGCCCATTAAAAAACCCCTATTTCTAGGGGTCGTTGCTCTTATGGGTCTATCTCTACGCCATCGGTCTTGTAGTAGACGTACCCGGCTTTAAGAAGTAGTTGCATTGTCCTGTAGCCGTCCGATCCTCCGGGTATCTGATAGTTGCTCATAGCCAACGGATGGGTCTTGTAGCTGCTCCACATGCCCTTGGTGCTGTCGTCGCGATAGTAGAGATGCGCCTGTGATGTTTGGGGATTCATCGCCCACTTAATCTCTTTCATGTTCTAGACTCTCCATTATTCGTGTTGCCCAGCCTTGTAACATTTGCTCTTTGGTGAACTCTCTTAGATTGATGGCGTAATTAAACAGTTCTATACACATATTCTTCATCCCTTCTCGATTTAGCGTGTCGATGTGCTGTAGGAACGCCTCTTTCTCTGCTACCAACGCCATCTTAGCTTTTAGGGTTCTAAAGTCGCTGTCCATGTTAAGTCCTTTAGTGATATCGGCTCGTGATAGCCGTCTCTTATTGTCCAGTAAAAACGCTCTCCGATCATTCCCTCTCCACCTTCTCCCACGAGCATAACTAGGTAGCTGTGGTAGTATTGGTATCCACTGCGCCCGCCTTCTTGTTTGTTAGGCTGAAACTGAAACGCGGCTTCCGGGTCGTAATAGAGGCGACAAAGTGGATAGGATAAGATCTCGTACTCAAATTGCCGCCCTGGTGAGAGAACTGTGTCTCCCGGTTTATATCTCTTTGCTAGCTTCATTTGGATGGGTCTTAAGGTGCCGTTAGAACAACATCATCAGGATAAGTAGGATAATCACCACCAGCATCAATGTACTCATAGTTCGGCTCCATCTAGGATTAGTAGTGTGACGGCGATGCAGAGGTAGAAAAATAGCATCGAGTAAAGGGCTATGTTAGTCATCATCGCGCTTGTCCATGTGATTAAATATCTTGTAAATCAGAGAGACGACCGACAACCCCATCACGATACCGGAGATAAGTAGGGATAGCAGTGCTTGTATGACCATACTCCCTATTCTATCTAGTATCCGTTGTATGGTCTGCTTGCCCCGCCGTATCGCGTCGACTCCCATGATCCCTCTTGTCCTCCACCACTCATCACACTTATCAATGTCCAGGGTAGTACTATGATTAGGAACACAAAGATTAGCTCGCTGATTTTCATGGCTTCTTGTAGGTGAGTGCAAAGGTGATTACTAGTAGACCGGGAATCAGACCGAGGTAGCAGGCGATGGCTACGATGATCTCGTTCATAGCGGGGTCGATGGTAGCTAGTGGCATGACTTGTCTCCTATCAGATAAAGGGGGATTAGGCAAAACTGACCCATTGTAAAACCGAGAACATAGCTAAAGAGTAGGAATAGTTCGCTGTCCATATCATTCTCCAAGCAGTCTAAGTACGAAAACGTAAACAAGAAAGGGGGCACCTACAAAGATTATTGAACCGAAAAGTATGATGCCCGCGTCAACCAATACCATGGGATCTGTAAACAAGAAGTACAATGCAACGCTCATTATTACGGTTGTGGTTGTACCTGCTACGATCTGCTTAATAGTACTCATGTGGTTGTCTCTGATAGATGACTTCTCCTGGAACCGGCTCCCCTGTTAGCATCTCGTGCGTCCGGGGATATCGTGTCGTCTCTGGATCCTCGTTAGCGTGCTGCTTGACGAGATTGGTGAACTTGTGCTCATAGGCAGGGCATCGTGACGGGGCTTGGTTAAAGAGGTTGCGATACACGTCGTTGAACTCAACTGGTATGCCGCCTGGTGTCATCAGCATCTCTTCTATCGAGACATCGATCGCCATATCTAATCCAGCCGTACCACCTGCCATCGCTACGTTACATAGCGCCTGCATCACATCCTCTGCTGCTTTACGTGCTTTTGCCTCCTGGATATAGTCTGTTCTATCCGGTGTTGCTTCTGGTTGGCGATTGGTCGTTGGATATGCCAGAGCCGGCGTGCTTATCATGACTGCTGATGCTAAGACTGAGGCGATTTGCTTAATCATATTGGCTCCTTATTTATCTATCCTCTGCTGGCATGTAGATGCGGTAGCCCACGTTCTCAAGCGATGTTAGTACTTTGGTTCTGTGGGCTGAGCAAAGATATTGTGTGGATCGGTCTAGGATCGTAGCCCAGATAACTCGGGCGTTGCGATTGACTTGCTCTGTCTTTGCGGGATCGATGTACATGACAGCCCCTACTAGCCTGTCCGAGTCAACACCCTCATCTAGTGCTTGACAGACTGACAGACTATCGGCTTTGATGCTGGTATCTGATGGTTGCCAAGAAGCGTTGTTGAAAGCTAGATCCTGTTTGACGGTTTGTACATAATCCTCTACTGTCATCGGCTGCTCGTGGTGTGCTAGAGCTGGCATTGGAATCAGTGTTGTTGCTGCGATTAGTGCGACTAGTAGGCGTTTCATGTCTCTTCTCTCTCTCTCTACTCTTCTAATATAACATGTGGTTATTCGCGTGTGGTTAAGTGTTACATTTCTTCAACAATCAGATAAGCCCTCCAACATACAACTCCTTCACCCATCGCAATGGAACAGTCAGTGTCCTCTTCGCCTATTGCTTGTATCCTGTATTGTCTCCCATCCGTGATATGTGCAGAAGCCCTTAAGACTAGGTGCCTCTTGGCGCGTCTTTTTAACTGTGCAACTAAATCAGGAGTCTTTTCTTCGTTTTCCTTATACCAATGAGCGACTTCGTGGAACATCATACCTAACACCTCTTAGAAACAGTGCTCACCAACCTTTTGTCAATTCGTTGTAAATACCGAGCAATATTACCACCAGCATGATTCCGATTAAAGCCCACATATTTTTAACCTTTGATGAATGTGTCTAGATAGTTCTTACGCACCCAAAATGTCTCGTATCCATCCCAGTCTTGAAGAAGAGCCGCGACGTGCTTATGGCAAACGGGCACATCGGGATAGGGCGTTACAACATATAGCTCTTTTCGACTGTGTTTCACCGCTGCAATCGGACATCCTAGCGAGTAGTAGATTGTATCCTTACGTCGATTGGTTGTGTACAACAGGCTGGTTTGTTCCCTCTTTGTTAGTCTCATTTTGCTCTCCGTTCTTTACTCTTCTAATCTACTTCCCACTAGTGAGAAAGTCGAGATACTGTAATATTGCTTAACAAAAAAGAGAGTTTTTAGGCTCTCTTTCGCTTGCTATTTGTTTCCCAGTCCTTGGAAGCTAATACAGTGGTGCGTCACAGTATCCTTAAGACAACCCGACTCGACTATGTACCTGTAGCTCTGAAACCCTGTTGTGTTGTTGTAGCGTCCGACCGCAGCGAAAGCACAGTGCTCTAACGGGGTCATGTGCTGCTCCAGGATGAGCCGATCGTGTAGCCTCTTGTCCTTCTCGTACTCGAAGTCGCCGTCGAAGTTGTTGAACGATATCCGGGCGCATCGAGCTGTACAGACATGAAGCCTCTCGTCTAGGGATAGGTGCCTGATGTCGCGGCTGTAGAACGGTAGGTGCCATTGACCTAGTTCCAATAGCTGTGGCATGTTAGCCTCGTACAGATCTCGTACCTTGGTCGCATCCCGTTTCATGTCCGGTTGTACGCCCTCTGCACAGCGCAAGGAAAAGAAGTGCTTCCACGCATGCTGATCGCCGGTTACGATACAGCCACCATGCATCCAGGGCTCTAGGTAGCGATTTGCGTTCTGCTTTGCCAGACCCATGTTGACCAGCCGAGAGACTGATTCGACCGCTTCCATACGGTGCTGCATGACCTCCGCAACCGCCTGCTCCTGTACGCTAATCTCTAGCTCCGTCCCGCCCATCCCCTTAGCAAAGCCCGTAAAGATGGGAATGTAGGGGTCTGTCTCTACCTGCTCGATTACGCGCTGTATCGGTATCGCCCGACTGCTGTAGTGGCTTTGAGAGAACAGTCGATGGGTTCGTAGTTCCGCCTGAAGTAGCTTCCAGAAACGGGGAAAGACCACTGTTGTCAGCCTATCCCCGGTTACGATGTTCCTACTGTCGGCTATGATGTAGGGTTCAATCTTCGCCGTCGTCGTCATACTCGTCCTCTAGTTCGCTTATCGCTATCGTAATGCTCTCCATCACATCGCCCATAACCTCATCCTCACTCCGACCCTGTATCTGCATCAGATTAAGCTCAAGTGGGAAAGCAACTTTAAGCTCATCCTTGACAAAAATTTCGATGATAAACTGATTACTCATGGGATAGCCTTTATATGGGTGATTATCTCTATCTTGACATCTCTTTGTTACCTATTATCTCCCGAACCGCTAATAACACCCCGCTCTCGTCTCGATTGCAGCTTAGCTAGGTTGTCTGCTGCTACCTGTTCAAAGTCCATGCCATACGCGGTACATATCTCCGCCAAGAACCACAGCACATCACCCAGTTCTTTACTTAGCTTGGTCTGGTCTAGTGGCTTGTCGTCGCGTATCTCCTTAGCTAGCAACGATGTCACCTCGCCTACCTCACCCGCTAGACCCAGCATCAGATACTCTGCCGCTCGCTCAACAGGATAGATGGCTGTCGTGTGAGCCTCGATCTGGTAGGTAATAAAGTCCACGTAATGCCTCATGTTGTTTCTCTTCATATGGTCGGGTATCAGATCGCTTTCAAATCTTAAAGATGTCATTTGGTGTTATCCCCAGTCCCTTAGTGAGCTTAGCTACGGTCTGTGTACTGGGCATCTGGTGCGGGTTGTCGTACAAGCGATACAAGGTACTGGTTCCGATCCCGCACTTTTGCGCCAGTCTATACATAGGTAGGTCGAACTCGTCAACTATCTCTCTGATGCGCTGTCTCATGATGCCTCCCATCGATGTCTCTTCTTCTATTTTACCACCGATGGGAAATATAAACGGCATCATCGCACCGGACAGCCACCCTTAGCACAATCGCTATCTACGTCCCATTCCTCTCCCGTCTCAAACGAGGCGATCAAGGCTGCGAAGTCATCTTCCTCGATCTTTCCGTGCTGGGTTTGCCACAGTAGATATTGCTTCTCTGTGATCTCCTCGTAGACCATCTGAGGATATGGTGAGAAGACAGGCAGGAACGCGATACCTACATAGAACAACCAGTTTTCTACTAGCCAGCGAGCTATCTCAGGGATCTCAGCGGGGGTGAACGTCACTGTGATGCTGGTGTTGTGCTCTGACCAAAATATCATGCTATCTCGGTAGCGATTAAGCTGGGATATCGCTGGCTCTTGGGTACTGGCTATCTTGGCATTGCTCTTGACGGCGAACGTAAAGACCTTAGTCCGGCAAATGTCCCACTGTAGATAGGCAGACGAGTCGGGATCCTCGGGAGGCACATAGACACCGATGCGCTCTAGGGACTTGACCCCCTCTATGTACTTGTCTTCCTCTTCCTTGATTGGCAGCCCTTTGTCGCGTTTGTAGTTGATGGTCGCCAGCAGGTTGTCAAAATAGTCCTTGCCTTGTCCGTTCTCTGGACTGGGCTTGAACCCTAAGACAGTCAAGGCTTTGGCAACCGGATCATGCTTGCTGACCCTAATCCGGCGATAGTAGTAGGGCGCGTAGTCCCTGTGTATGCCAGCCGATACGCCAGGGAGCAGCGACATAGTACCCGATGGCTTGATACAGGTCGCTAGCTTGGCTCGGGGGATTCCCATAGCCTTGTGATAATCGTCCGCTGCTTGCCGTACGACATGGTGGCAGGTGGCTAGTAGTACGTTGTCGCTCTCGATGCCTAGTAGATCAAAGGCTGTCATCACGCCCGTTAAAGAGACTCCTAAGAGCCTGTCCTCGGACTGGACTTGGTGCCAGTTGCGATCCTTGATCTCGACGTTGGTGATACGGGAGCAGTGTCTGGTAGCGAGGATGAGTGAGTGTCGTAGCTGTATCTCGTCTAGTCGATAGCCGCCATCTACCTTATTGACATGGGCTGATAGTGGTACCTCGGCTAGGTTGCATAGTCCTCGGTCGCGCAGTAGTATCTCAGCACAGGGGTTTACGCCCTCAAAGTCCGGTCGTCGC